CTCCTGACCCTGCATTCCAAATCATGTATAGGAATGCTCTTACTCCTCCAAAGTGGCAGGGAAGGTTAAAGTGGAGCAATGATATTAAAATGAACAAGGCCGAGCAGAGAGAGTTCGTCGGAATCGCAGGCCCGTTGATGAAAGAGTGGATCATCGACAACGAAGAAGCTCTCAATGATTTAACTACTGAAGAGGCTCAAGAATTCCTGTCAAACAATATTGGTCAGATCAGAAGGTCAGTAAAAGCTGATCTGGAATTTGAAAAAGGAATTGAAGTTGACTTGGAATAATATCCGAGTATCCTTGCTGGACTGGCACTAGTTGTCGGTGTTTTCATGTGTTCGTTTCGTGAGAGGGGGGCTGAGTAATCGGCCCCTCTTTTTCTTTTATCGTTAACGATAGAAATAAAACTATTGACAGAAACAACAGAAGTGTTATCTTGGTATTCCTATGAGCGAACCAAAAAAACCAGCAGTCAAAACAAACATCCAAGACGATATCTTCCTTCGCCTTGTAGAGGCTACAGCAAACTCTGGAACCTTTGCATTGGGGGAACTGAAATCTGGTGATGAAGTTCAGAAGATCGCAAAGCACCTCCGTGGAGTTGCCGAGATCATCTCTGCTACATACGAAGCCAAATGAAGATCACAAACAATCACGGGCTACCAGCCCCAATGTTTCGTGCGTTGAGCCATGATGGATACACACCGGGTGCGAAGCCATTCGACATCTCGGTGACTAGCTTGATAGGCCCACCGAAAATCTTCCAGCTTCGCAAGCGGCATGGGGAAGAGATCACAGAGGACGCATCCGACAGGGTCTGGACTCTGTTAGGTCAGTCAGTCCACAAAGTCCTTGAACTAGCAGGCGGCGAGACAGAGCAGACAGAACGCCGACTCTACATGGACATCAATGGTTGGACATTGTCTGGTCAGACTGATCTCTACGAGACGGAGAGCAAAACCATCTCCGACTTCAAGGTAACATCGGTCTTCTCATTCATGCTTGGAACCAAGAGTGAGTGGGAAGCGCAGATCAACTTGAATGCCATGCTCTGGAGGAGCTATGGGTATGAAGTCAAGAAAGGTCAGATCGTCGCCATCCTTCGGGACTGGCAGTCGAGCAAGGCTGAGTATGAGAATGACTACCCTAAGTGTGCAGTCCACATCGTTGACATTCCATTGTGGAGTGAAGCAGAGTGCATCGCTTACGCTACGGAGCGAGTCGCCTTGCATCAAGCCGCAGCCAAGAAGCTCGACGATGACATCCCAGAATGCTCGCCCGAAGAGCGGTGGGCTAAAGCAGATACCTTTGCCATCAAGAAAGAGGGTGGCAAGAGGGCAGTAAAAGTTTGTTCCACGATGGAGGAAGCACAGAATCTTCTTCCATCCTACGGAGCAAAGCATAGCATAGAAACCCGTGCGGGTGGTGACATACGATGCGAGCGGTTCTGCTCTGTCGCACCATTCTGCCACTACTACAAAACCAAATACCAAACACATGAGTAAAAGACTATTGCCATCTATTGAAAGACTGGCAATGCTGCCAGAAGAGAATAGACAAGAAGCATTAGATTGGATGGCAATCCAGCCTCCAGCAGACATAGACGAAACTGTTGATCCAACAAGCCGATGGGAAGTTCACATCTCTCTTAGCGGAGTATTTGACTTCTATTACATCTACGACAGGTCAACGAAGGAAAAGAAATCATTAACAATAAACGAGGAAAACTGGTAAATAAATTATGAGCAAGCAACTAGACGGAATCGAACAGAAAGACATCATCAAGCGCGTTACTGGTAAAGTAACGAAGCTATGGGAAGCCAAGACCTTCAACGGGCCTAAAGGCGAATTCACTAAACAAGGTGGAGAGATCGAGATCGACGGCGCAACCTACGGCCTGTCGTTCTGGAACAACACTCAGCCAGAATCCTTGAAGGGTAGGGTGATTGCCCTGTCCTCAGTCCGCAGTAAGCATGGGCTTAATGGAGTTACCCTCGACCATGAATCCTACGATGGAAAGAATGGTCATGTTGACCGCGATGTCATCAAGGTGACTGGGTCTGGCAAGGTAGAGATCGAAGGGCAAAGCGAGGAACCTCCCCGTGTTGCAAGTTCTGCAACACCTCGACAGACAGAGATAGGCGATCCGAAGAGTGCCATTGATAAGATTGTTGAGATGCATCTCTACATCGATGGGTTAGTTCGCCATGCCTACGCTGGCAGGGCTACAGATGAGGAGACTCTTCGCTCTTATGTGGCGTCAGTCTTCATTGAATCCAACAGGAAGGGTATCGTCTACGCTGTAGCGTCTGAGCCTGCCGCTCCTGTCTGTGATCCGAAAGACTGGGGCGCGGCTATTGTGCCGAGTGGTTCCATGAAGGGTAAAACCTTGGGTTCAATCGGAAAGCCTGCCTTGACTAAGTTGTTTCAACACTACCTAGAGAAAGGGTTTAACTGCCCGTTCTCCAAGTGTGTCGAGCAAGCTGGCATCGACCTTAATTTGGACGGGCCTTTGACCGATGAAGTGCAGGATGACATCCCGTGGTAGACGATGTCATAGAGCGCGTCTTAGAACGCATGAGGGTCGAGGGTATTCTGATAAAGGATATGCCTCGCATCCTCAACCGCTACCTGCCAGAGGGTGAGAAAATCTCCGAAGGCAGGAGCGGAGCCGTGCAAGTAAGTCGCTGGCTTGCATTGGACAAAGAATACGGCGTAACCCCAAGAGGAAATGTCCTCATAGCATTAATGAAATTCACAATAAACACATGAAAACTAAACTAGAACTATTCAGCCCTCTCAACGAGGGACAACTCGTCAACGAAGCAACCTATCTCAAGCAGATGTTAACCTTTGCTCAACAGGAGTGGAAGGGAATCAACATGACAGATGCCTTGGTAAAGAAGGTATGGGATAAGGTAAAAAAGAACCAATACTTGGAAGACAATGTGGCCGACGAGGTCGCAGAGATGTATGAGAAGATGGCATTCGACTACGAGACTGCCGTTGATCTTATTGAATCCAAGAACACCGAAACTATCGTTAACGATAATGTTGAGGTAGTCGAGCCAGAGAATGAAAGCCTTGAGCTTGTCAACTCTGTGACTGAGGGTCTTGATTTCTCATCCTTCACACAGAAGTTCGACCTTGGAGGTATGACACGCTGCGTTCCTAAAGGTCAGGTAGAAGCTAAAGACTGGGTCAAAGCTTTTGCTTTCGGCCTTACTTTGGAAAGCGGAAGCCAATGGATCATCGGGGATGCGGTAGTCGCACTTGAGGATGCGGGACATGAGAATGTAGTCAATCAATTGTGCGCCCAGTTCAAGAAGAGCTACAGCACAGTCAGCAACTACGCTCGCACCTGCCGAGTCTTGGGCCATGAATCCCGTGACCCTATGCTCCCATTCACAGTCCACCTTGAAGTGGCTACAGCAGACCTGTCCAAGGACAAGATGCAGAAGCTGCTTGAATGCGCCAAGGTAGAGAAGCTATCGAGCCAAGAGGTTCGCGGCAAAGTCCGTGAAGCCCAAGGCAGGGATGACAAGATGAAACCCCTGCCTCACCGCTACCTTGTTCTGAATGTGGAGAACTGGTCTAACTCTGAAGTTGTATCCCAAGTTCCCGATGAAGTAGAGGCTCACCAATTAATCATCGACCTGCAAGGGAAAAGCTGGTTCGATGCAGCGGAGAATGAATGGATGCAGTTTTTGAGAGGAGAATAATGAAAAGAACAACAAAAGCCCTAATGAATCCATTTGTTAAGGAGGCACTATCCTCTTGCGTTCAAGATGCGATTCTTAAATTATTGCAGGGAGACAAAGAACTCGCTTCTTTAGACATAGCATTAGCCATCGACAAAATGATGGATGACATGACTGTTCGCCTCACAACTGATGGTAGTATAGCAAGCATTGAGGTTAAACATCCAAATGGTTACGAATATCCGCCCATTGAAATTACTGTAAAAAAGATTGTAGATCAATTCATAAAAGACGAACTGAGCGGTTCTCCTTGGGATGATGACTTTCCAGAATGCACAAAAGAAATTGTGGACTCATTCTACAATCAAGCAGTAAGACTCAAAAAAGCATTCAATAAATACGCAAGCCAAAAATACATACCTAAAGACTAATTATGGAAAACAACCCAGCAAATGAACTGAACGAGAGTCTGAAAACGATCTTCTCGTTTCCAACAACGAACAATGAAAAGACTGACGAGGCTATCCACGCCTTCGCCAGCACGGCAAACCTCCTTGCTCAGATGGTGGTGAGGACGGGAGCGCGATACCAAGAAGGATCGGAAGCGATCAAGTATCTTGGCCTAGCGTTCCTGCACTACCGCATCGGTATGGAACGCCGACCACCAGACGAGAAGAAAGAGGAGTAACAACTTTTCCCGTGAGCTAATACCTCCCCGCAAAAGCGGAGTGTTACATGGTCGCAAGTTTAAGGGTTACCATGTGACAGCGGGAAAAATTCTCGTTAACGATAAACAAAAAGGGGCAGACCGCAGGAATTAACCTGTGAATCTGCCCCATTTCTTTACTTGGCAACTAGAGAGATGGAAGCATCTACTTCTCCATCCATCAGTTGATCCATTTGTTTCAGTTTCTTGTCTAGTGAATTACAGATATCCTCTTCCAAAGCAACGCCAGCGGCGTAGACTAGGTATTGGATTGATTTTGATTTGCCGCCTGCTCGGTGAACTCGACCCAAGACTTGCTTGAGATCGAAGACTGAGTAGGTAGGCATGATGAGAGCAACGCGAGGATGATCACCATTCAAGTCATGGAGGTTAAGACCTTCACGGCAGGCTTGGATGATTCCTATGATTACTCTGGATTTATCGTTCTGGAATGAATCGATATTTCCCCGGCGGGTGAGGTCATTCTGACCACCTTGGATCGTGCATTTGGTCTTGATTTCCTCCTCCATGAACTTGAGTGTCTCTACATAGTTGACTGCGATGAAGACTGAGTTGCCTTCTTCGGTCAAGTCCTTGACCAGAGAACAAACGGCTGGAGCCTTAAGAAGCTCGATAGCTTGTCTTGCTCTGGTTTGTTCTGCTAGGACATTGGCCGCGAAGTTTTCCTGCATACGCAGTTCCTCGATGCGAGTCAGTAGCTTGTCGTATTCGGTAGCGATTTCCTTGGCACTATCCATGTCGAATGCTCTGGCATGGATGAGAGTCTCTGGAAACGCATCACCGACATCGGATGGTTTGAGGCGATTGCCGCGATCTGGGAATATGCTTTTGTGAATAGAACGAAGGACTTTCATTCCACCACGGAACTGCATACCCCATTGGGTCTTTACGCACCCATTCCTATGAAGAAAGGGATAGTAGTCACTACCTCTGTGCAAGCCAAGGAACTGGCCGATTGCCCACATCTTGGTAGGGTCATCTGCTATCGTTGCCGATAATGCTAGGGCAGGGACATTCTGAACAACTGCATCCCTAACTAGGTATGCGTTCTGTGTTCCCATTCCTTTGCCGCGATGAACCTCGTCGAAGATGAGATCAACATCTGGAGGCAGATGATACTTGAATTCCTTCTTCTTATCATCTGTCCAGCGACCAATGTTAGACTTACCAGTCTTGACCCATTCCCATCCACATACTTCATGCGTTTCTACGCCGAGGTATTTTGCCATCCTATGCCAGTCTGTGACGATTGGCTTGGGACAGATGACTGCGACCTTACGGCCACGCTCACGGGCGATAGCAAGGGCGATTGCCGTCTTGCCCATGCCTGTGCCATGACCGAGAAGAGCGCGGTTATACTTCATCATCGAGCGCAATCCTAGCTGAACTGATGTGAGTTGATACTCAAACAAGTTCTCTGGATGCATGAGGGAAGGCATATCGTAAACGATAGGCTCATCCTTCTGCTCTGAGACAGCGAAGTCATGGATAGCCGGGAAGGAAAGATCATCCTTCGACCACCATGATAGTTCCCAATTGCCACGGAATTCTGATACTTGAATCCCTAGCTTCCGAAGCTCGGATGAGAACACTTCCTTGTCTGACCTGTAGATATCCCAGAACTCCTTGGTGGGAGACGCCTTCCGAAGAAGGCGCAACCCACGCTTGGTCTGGAGTCGCATTGGCTGACTAAAGTCAACGCAATCAATAAGACTAGAAAGAGTCATTTCTTTGGCTCCTTCTTTTTCTTTGGGTAAACGGAAGACTGGAACTTTGGTTCCTTGTCTGTCTTGGCATTGGCCCACAAGCGAATGTAGGCTTCTGGCGGAAGACAGGTTGGTTGGGTTCTTTCTGTTGCGCTCATAGAAGTATTGCTTTGATTGCTGCTATTTCTTTCTCATCAAGATGAGTCACCTTGATTTCACCGCCAATGGTTTGGATAATCGTCATGTCATTCCAGTCTTGATCTGCAAGAATGGCTGTTTCTTGACCATCAAGATCATCTACCATTGTTATGGTAAATTTTGATCCTGTTGATCTGATTTGCGATGCGATTTCCTCGCCAATTGAATCTTCTGGCTTTATATCTAGTGTCATACTTTTATTTTACGAAGTCTACTCCGTAGGTTGTGTTGATGTAGTTGATGAGTTGCTGAAGGACAGACTCTTTCGAGCCTTTGAATCCGAATCTGCGTTTGACATGGGCATACACGGACTTGCCGCTTGAATGCTTCATGCCTGCAACTTCTAACTTTAATGCGCTTTTGAGTCGGAGAAGATTATACATCTCCAACCCTTCCTGTGTGTCTATTACTGTTGTCATGTGTTTGTTTCGTTTGTTGTTTCGTTTGGTTTCCGATTATCGTCAACGATAACCAGACTGCCGCCCACCCTTTCGGATGAGCGGAGTGTCTGATCATTTATTAATTACAATTTCACTTAGAATGTAATTCATCGCATATTGGATTGTCAGTTCGACGCTTGAGCTAGGCTCATCATCAAATGAACCATCGGTAATGCCGCACCATCCCTCACGATCAAGATTCTTGAGTTGAGCTAGTATGTCTTGAATCTCTGGGCGATCTATTACTGGCGTGTTCATATCTTGTAGTATTGATCTAGGGCATGATCGTAGCATTCATCGGGGGAGTTGAACGGCCCCTGCGAGAATGACATCTTGTCGTAGTAATACCAGCCGGGATGCTCGACACCTGTGACTTGGAATGGATCACAATGCTGAAGAGCAAGTCGATACTCATCTGCTACGCGCTCGGCGGACTTGCCCCAATAATTATTTTGGAACTCATACCAATTCCCATCTCTAACCATGAGGTCAGTATAGTTATTAACCTCCTCACGGAATGCAGAATGATCATAATGCTCTAGCACATGACCAGCGGACATATAGGTGAACGGGCCACCTAGATTGATGAAAGGATAAGACTCATCGAGCATATCCTTGGTAGCTTCTTTAATGTCAATTGACTCAAACTCTTCATTGAGTTTGTCGATAATGTAATCATCTATTTTCATATGTGTTTCGTGTTTACTAATAGCACCATGCTATCAGACTACCGCCCACTATCGTTAAACGATAATGAGCGGTGTGTCTGACTAACAGACTCGCAAATCCCAGCTTACATTGTCTAGATATGATTCGATAGAGTCTTTGACCATATCCTCCATATCTAGATCATCAGCAATACTCTGAACGGATTGAGCAATGTTGAGCTTGTCAATCTCTTCACTAACCCGCTTGTTAACCCTCTCATTGATGATTGCGCTAGCATTCCACAGAGCATCTTTTACGAGTTTCTCTGTGAGCATTGTGATTAGCATTCCATCAGAGAATGTAACCTCTGCGAATGTTCCGTCGTCTTGTTTGATGTAGTATGTGTTCATTTTGTTTCGTGTTTGGTTTTCCACTTGCACCATGCAAGCAGACTGCTGGCTATCGTTGACGATAACCAGAGTGTCTGCTACCACTTGAGTGCGAACATCAGCGCGACAAGGCCGAGGTTCACGATAAGAATCAATAGAAGCCACAAGAACTTGTCCTTGGCATCATTGGTTTCTTTGTCTGTGCGGTTTTCCCACTCATCGACCCACTTCTGTGAGGCTAGAGCGGATGGTTTGTAGCGTTTTGCTTCTCTCATTTGACTACTTCTACAGCTTTCTTGAGTTGATAGCCGTGAGGATTGATCCACACGGATGGAAGGGATGAGCGACGATTGTTGCCGTCACACAAACCACATTGTGAGCAGGAAAGCCCCTTGGAATCTGCGAGGCATTCAATATCGTTAACGAGAGGAGTCTCGCTGATAGTGAATGTGCGGAGTCCGAGGTTCTTTGCATACTCTACATTGGTAGGCTCACAGGAAGCCATGAAGTAGCGGCCATATGCTTTGGCAAGTGGCACTGGCATTTCATGCCAATCATGGAAATAACCTGTGATACGCTTGGAGAGTCGGGCGATGCTATCGATCATCTCGACTGGGAGATGGGATGGATTGCCGTATGCGCCGAAGCGGACAAATGGGACAGAGAAGAAATCATGCCACTCGCGAGTTCCCATCTGAAGGTATTCATATGAACCCCGCTGATAGGCTCGCCAGATTGCACCAAGAGGATTAGCGTTCACATAGCATCCATTATTGGAGGCGAACGGGCATCCATTGCATTGGTTGTCTGCGTCATGCCCAGAGCGTCTGGACTCTACAGGATGCATGGTTGCATCAAGAATCCATATCTGGACAGATTTACCAGTCTTGCGATTGGTCGAATTGCGAGTAGCAATTGCTACGATGTCTTGCGTTTCATGTATTATCATTTTCGTGTTTTACTGACTGGTTGTAGTCAGCCTGCTGCCCTGCTATCGTTAAACGATAACAGAGCAGAGTGGCTAATTACTGGATTTGAAGGATGCCAATCATTAATAGCTCTTCCAAGCCATAGATGGATTTTTTACCACAGCACCCGCACATATACTTTCGAGCGTCTGGTTCCACATCATCGACGAGTTCGCCGCAGGTGAGACACCAGCCGTCATTAGACAAGCCATAGGTTACGACCTGATATTCATCAGCCGTGAATACTGGACAAATATAGGTGTTACCCTTTGCTGTTGTGATCTCACGAGTGTGCATATCCATCCTCCTCGATGCCGATTGTGATGTGATCCCACTCGCAGATAACAACATTGTCTCCGCAGAATCCTTTGTAGATATTGCGAGGTTCGATGCTGTATCGTTCAACGAGACGCTTGTAAACAAGCTGTTGGGTTGGATTGGCAAACACAAACTTCGCGCCATGAACAGGCGAGTTAATTGTGATTGTTCCGCTTTCTTCGATTGTGTTCATATTATTCTGGATCAATAATTTGTTGAAGTTTATTGTCTAGATAATCTGCATCATCTTCTGCACCATGATTGCGGATAATATAAATTGCCTGCGACAGCAATTTGATAAGCTCAAGGATTACTTTCTGTGTATTCATTTTGTTTCGTGGTTGTGACTCTGCGTTTGCGTTATGCTTTACGGGCTTGTCACCGCATCAAGTTATCGTTAACGAGAACTTGCGCCGCATTACCCCCACCGCCAAAAGAGAAAGGCGGCAGGGGCCACGAAAAACCGAAACTGAAAACATTTAAAATGTTAAAGGAACAATGGTCAGATGGAACTACTCCATCGACTATATATATAATACCACATATATATTTTCTGTCAACATTTATTTGTGGATTTAAGAAGAAAGTTTGACATGAAAATGTGGACAGATTATCGTCAACGATATGGATAGAAACCCAGAAAACATTGGACGCCCAAAGAAGTGGAATTGGGAAGAAATCAAATCCCACTACATGGCCGGGCTTGATGTTGCAGACATAACAAAACTCCCACAATACAAAGGGCTGTCCCCGTTTTACTTTAGGAATGTGATGGTTAGAGAGAAATGGGCAAAGCAGCGCGACCTGATCAGAACGCAGGCATCAGCGAAAATAGAAAAAAAGCTCATCCACAAGATGGGAGAGGAAAGCGAACAGCATCTGTGGTTTATGCTGAAGCAGCTAGAAGAAGAGAGGAAAGTGATTGATGAGAGGAAGAAGCTGAAAGGCACAAAAGAACAAAAGGAACGCTTGGAACTACTCACGGAGCTGGACAAGACTGCGAGGAGGACGCTTGGACTGGATCAGCAAGAGGTTCAGAACCAACGGGCAATGAGCGTGAATGCGATGATCTCCCTTCATGTGACGCCGCCGATGAGGGATGAGATGGGAAATGTTACAGAGAAACATAACATTCAAATCTTTGAAGGGGAAATCGCGCCCGTAAATTCTATCGTTAACGAGAACGAAGAAGAGCAGGATGAGGATGAGCTAGTCGAAATCTAAAAGGCAAAATCGCCAGGAAATTTAGGCACAAAAAATGGGAGCATCCCGAAGGACACTCCCGATTTTTGTTGTTCACTTCACTTTCTGCATTGCATAGCCAGCCAGCTTAAGCTTGGCGAAAACCTGCATTGCCACTTTCACACGATCATCGTGATCGATCATAAGAGCCACGCGCTCGGCCAATCTTATGAACTGAGTTTCGATGACCAAGGCACTATCTTCGATCTTCTCGGCAGGCTCATCCTTAGGAGCAGGTTCTTTGTCACCTTTGGAGGTTCCAAGAACAGCCTCACGAACCTTACGCGGGGCTTTTCCTTCATTAAGCAAGGCCACAGCTTTACTAGTTTGCGTCTTGTCATCCCCTAAAAGGATTTTCCTAACCTCGCGCAAACCATACAGGTCTTTAACATTGGACAAAGCCAAGCCAGTTGATTCTAAATCGGGGAGGGCTTTGCCGATTGATAAAATATCCTTCGACATTCCGCCCCATGCTACAGACAACCCGTCTGCATAAAGCTTGGCTTTCTCCTCTGTGCAAGTTTTATAGATCGCACCAGTAAAAAGACAAGCTTGCCGCAAAGCAGACTGACCAGCGGTCAACTTATCGACCGCATAGTTCACCAGATCAGCCGTTGGTATGTCGTTTAGCTTTTTATCAGCGTGGATATATCCAGAGCGCGTTTGCGTTAGCATGGATTCAATCGAACCAGTCTCCCGCACAATTTCAACCTTTGCATTCTTCACAGCTATTGCGTTTTTCTCTTTTGTTTTCATGTCTCGAGTTTCCATCTTCCGAACCTATCGTTAAACGCTAATTCAACGAATGCGGATTTCGTGTTATGTTTCCACAGGATTGATTCCAGGCCGAAAAACGGAATGCGAAACATGAAGTGAACAAACTAACTTTCAAATATCAAATGTCACAAGCGGAAACCTTTCCAGGTGACAAATTAATAGTAGCACAATTCCCCTTTGCGTCAACCCATTATCTTATTTTTTCCTAGTTATTTTTTAGCGTTGAACGATAAAAGAAAAGCGCGTGAGCGTGAGCGTGAGACAGCGTCAAGCTTTAAAGGAATCTCTTTTCTTATAGGAGGGCGACGGCGGTGGTGGGCCACCCCACACAGCCTAGATTGCAGCTCAAAACCATAAGCGTAGCACTCCAGACAGCGACACAGAACCCATTTTGGTGCTTATCGTGTGATCCAGTTTTCCTTCCTCCAGCAGCGAGACAAACTCGGTTTATGCTTTTTCCTTGCTTCTCAGGTTATCCTGTTATCTTGGCTGCTTGTCTATCCTTGAAACCCTTCTTTAGTTTTAGTATGGCTATTCTCTCTATTTGCCTTACCCGTTCTCTGGATAGGTTGAGTATTTCTCCTATGGCTTGGAGGGTTTTTGGTTTCCTTCTATTGAGGCCGAGTCTGAGGGTTATGATTTGTAGTTCGCGGGGGTCGAGGTAGAACTTGGCGAAGTCTAGTAGTCGTTTGGATTCTGTCATTCGTATTGGACTAGTTCTATGCCTAGTTTCTTTGCTGTGAGGAGGGAGGAGGTATCGTAGTTGTAGATGTCTTTGTAGAGGACTCTCTTTATTTGGTAGGCGGCGATTGTTTTTAGGCAGTCGTTGCATGGGAGAAGGGTGGAGTAGAGTGTCTTTCCTTCTCCGGGTTTAAGGTATCTGAGGGCGTTTTGTTCTGCGTGGACTACAAGCAATCTTCTTTCGTCTCTGTTCTCCCAGTCTTCTTTTACTCCTTGGGGGAAGCCGTTGTATCCTATACCTCCTATTGTGTTATCCTCTCTTAGGATGGCTGCGCCTACTTTTTTCCACGGGTCTTTGGATTTGAGGGCGGCGACTTGAGCTATCTGTATTCCGTATTCGTCCCAGTTCATTGGTTATCGTTAACGATAATACATCTTCCTTTTAGTCTAGATTCCTGTCTGATATTGGTGCTTTAGCTTCTGTGAATGTTAGGTAGACTCGGTATTGTTTCTGGCTTCTGTCTATGTGGCCGAGGTAGTGGATTCGATCTATGGATTCTTTATCTGATTTGGATGCTTTGATGACTTCCTCAATTAAGTCGGCGATTCTGGATTTTTCGTTTTGGTTCATTGTAATGCGCGTTCAAGATTTTCTTCAAAATGGCTTGAGTAATAATCTTCCATCTTTTTGAAGTTTTCTTTTTTCTTCTTATTCTCGTAGTAGACTGAAGCGATGGTTTGTATTCTGTCGCGCAGCAAGTCGTTTTCTTGCTGGAGGGATCTGTTTTCAAATGTTAGTCTTAATACCTCGTCTTGAGAGGAGCAGTAGAAACTTCTTTCTGTCTTCCATTTTTCTAATGCTTCGTCTCTTTGTTTTTTTATTGCTTCTATTTCTTGTTTCTTGGTTTTTTTCATTTTGGTTATCGTTAACGATAATTGTTACTTCCAGTCTGGGACTACGGATTTCAGTTTAGCTAGTGTGCAATCGTCCCCGTCCGATAGGTTGCGATTTTCTTCTAGTGTGAGGATTATAGATTGCGTCATATCCATAAGCCTGCATTGAGTCTGGATTAGTTCTGAGTGAGTCCGGTGATGGAATCTTATTTCCTCAGCTAACGCCTCCCGCGCCTCGTCGCGCTCGCGCTCAAGGGCCATGAGGTCTGTGCGAATCGTTGAAACCTCAAACATAGTGAGAATAATCCAGTTTTTTGGCGCTTTATGTTTGTGTAGCCATTCAGCTCGGCGTTTAGCTTCAGCCGCATCCGTCTCTGGTGTAGGCCGTTCGCTCATTTTGTTTCCTCCATTTGTTTAATTTTTTCTCGCAGCACCTTGCCTTGCTCATAGCGATTTGATCTCCAGCCATGGACATAAGCCACTGAGGTCATATCGTTAATCTCGTCCCCAAGGAGTTGCGCGTAATCCTGATAAGCTTTTACAAGTTCACGCGCCTCGTCGCGCCCTTTGCGGAGTCGTTCTGCCTGTATTGCAAGTTCGCTGGCAATCTTCCTCGCATCGTCGCGCTCACGCTCTACTTTTTGCGCTCGTTCAAGCATATCATCAGTCTCCCGTTCAGCCGCTTCGCGTTCGCATAAAGATTTTTTATGCAGCCTTATCGCCTCGTCGCGCTCATAAATGAGTTTTGCTTCTCTTTCTGAAGACATACTGAGCAACCTTGCCTGTTCTAAGCATTCTATTTGCGCCTCAGCAAGATCGCGCCTTGCCGCTTCAAGGAATTCTTCTTGAACCTTGTAAAGACCACGCCGAAACTCCAAATCGGCCCGCGCCTCGTCGCGCTCTTGCCTCGTCTTGTCCCGCTCGTTAATTAATTCAATAGTCCTTGCATGATAGTTTGTGGCATCCTGCTCCGCGATGTCTCGCTCTTGCTTGTATCTGCCACACATTGCCGCCCACTCGTCGCGTGAATGTTCCAGTTGCTCGCAAGTCTTTTCAATGTCTTGTGCCTGATGGATACGCGTCTGCGTGTCGATCATCATTTTGTTTCCTCCAATGCTTTACGGGCTTTATTGCGTGCCCAGTTTCCTATGTTGTCGAAGTGACTTGCATTTGCGATTTCTTGCAATGCTTCTCGCGCCTCGGCGAGTTCGCGTAAAGCCTCCGAGAGTTCATTTTCGAGTTGACGCGCTAATTCTGGCAGATCGTTTCCGTCACGCAACGGATCTTGCATAACCGCATCAGTTCTTGGGGTCGTTCTCATGGTTGCATGTCCTCCAGCGACCACTCCTCACCTGACTGGCCGAGGCCGCAGGCAACAAGACCTGCCAAAATGCGTAACAATCCCCGCGCCTCGTCGCGCTCTTGCTCCAGTTTGCGAGCAAACGCCGTCATCTGCGCTTCGGTATCCGCTCCGCTGTCGATTGATTCGCGTAACGCATCCGTCTCTGGTGTAGGTCGGTCGTTCATTGGTTCGGGCCGTAGTGGTATACTATTATTGTTATTGCGTAGAAGATGATCGCCATGATCATCAGATCAAAAAATATATCTCTCATGTTTCTTTTCTGTGGGTTGGCCGCAGGCTGGACATTGGTAGGGCTTTTCTGGATTCTTCTCCTTGTATATGTTGTATAATATCCCAATGATCGTCATCGAGATCAGCATGAACATGACTGGTAATTCCGTCTTCGGGAAGAATTCCCTTAACCTTTCCGATAATATTTGAAGCTGTTTTTTCAAGGTTTCTGAGTGTTTCTAGTAGGTTGGACTTATTTGTCAATTCATCATAGCTATCTTGGTTTATCTCTACTGTTGACCAGTTATGGAAGCAATTTAAGCAATGCCTGCGTCTCCATACTGACCCGCCATGTTTTCCGTTCTTTCTTGAGTTGTAGATTCCTGTTTTTGTTGAGTTGCATTTTGGACACATTATTTAGATTTAAACCAGTTATGGAAATGCCCGAAGTCTCTTACTTCTGTAACACTTTTATTTGTTTGGCAGACATCACACTTTCCGTAATGCCAGCATGATACTTCTTTTTGTTTCTTTCCGTGCTTCTTACCACACTCTTGGCAAGACCACTTTGGATATTCTACATTTGGCTTCTTAACCATGCGTTCCTTTGTTTGGCTTGCAGCATTAGGTTCTCATGGATCAATTGATCTAATGTCATTTCCCTTTCTGGCTCGACGCTAGTTTGGTAGTTGTTGACCTCTGGGACTGGCGCGATTAGGTCTACATCGTTGATATAGGGTTCGGGCGCGGGATAATGAACTGGTTGTGGAGCTGACTGAGGGGCGGGGTCATTTGTCCCGATATAGGTATTCTGCTCCTGATGTTTTCCATCTTTTAGATACATCTCTTTTAGGTGAGGTTGACCACCCTTTGGGTAGGTCAGAGTTCTCATCTCGGTATAGGTTTCCTTGCTGACTGTAGAACAGGCTTGGAGTCCCGCTATAACTAGTAGTAGTATTAGTTTTTTCATGGTTGCTTCACCTATTGCTATAGGTTCCATCAAGCATACTACATCTTGTCATGGTGTCAAGAGAATTTTATTCGCAAGAATAAATAGTTTCGCTCAACTTTAACTCTGGCATTTTATCGTTAACGATAAAGCTGGCATCTACGAATGTAATTCTATTCGTCGGCTGGATGGTTAGCCTTCCGTTATCTAGCTTGATAAAGTAAAACTCCTTATCTTGGTCTGGGGAGTCTGACCACCCATCATCTACATGGGTGACATGGAATAGGTATTCTCCAGTTAGGAGTTCTCCTTTGACTTTAGCTCGCATCCGCAGACCTCGCAGGATCGGGCTTTGGACGATGGTGAAGTGGTATGAGTAGCAATCCCAGAGTTGAGCTTGCTGAATAGTCCACCCAAAGTCTTCAGAATGAAATCCGATACTATGAGGAGGCAGATTGCGATACAAAGCACCACCATCCCTAAGAATGACATTGATTCCCCATGCTCTGCCGGGGATGCTGGTGATTCCAACCCACATGGCGTCAACAAGTCCACACGGACTCTTGTGCGTGAAGTCGGAATCCACCAAGACATATCTGTGCGTAGGTAAAGGCGCGATCTTGGAGAAGATCATTTCATTGACTTACTACCTTTGCAACGCCACTTGCGGCGTGAAAGGTTGTTTGGAGAATTGGGATCAGACTTCCAATCTCCTTTGATCTTTGCTGACCTAGCACAATAAGCATCGCCTTTGGATGTGCCGGGGCGAATGCGATCTCCTCCGTCTTTAGCTTTACCAGCCTGCCCATACTTGACTGTCTTTGTCCTACCAGTCTTTGGGTTCTTAACTACCTTTGTGAATCGCTTTTCCATTTATATCAATTTATTCGGTGGTATACTATCGTTTCTTTGCTGTCTTAGCTGATTGTTTAAATGCTTTGGCAGTCGGTGCGCCTTTGGCTCCAACCTTCCTCATTTTCTCACCGCTGCCTGCGGCGATGCGTTTTTTCTTTGCGTTGATGTTTGCGTAGAGTCCAGCTTTCATTTTTTTATACCTTCCATGCCATCGCGTAGTAGTGAGAAGAAAAGGTCAGATGGCATTGTAACCTTCCACTTCTTGTTGTTTTTGCGGTGAGCCACGATGTATGGTTTACCGCGAGAATCTCTTTCTGCTTGTTCGCAGGCTTTGTCAAGATTGAGGTTCTGCACTCGCTTTACCTCCATGTGGAGGTTGGACAATTCCTCGCAGATAACATCTGGGGAATCTGGCCCTCCTGCAAATTGCTGACCTCGACGGGCTGTGAATCCTTCATTACGAAGTTGGTCACGCCATTCTCTTTCGCCGACTGCTCCTTTAGCTCTGGAGTTCATTGAACACATTTCCTATACCTCTGATTATTGTATGTCAATAAAATTATTTAGAACACCTCAACAAACCTGCTGACTTCACCCTTCATCTCTACAGGAATGGTGTAGTTTCTAGCTCCACGGCGGTTCTTTTTGACGATAATCCTGCTCTTTTCGTTCTTATGTTCGATCTGGACTACCTGATCTGAGTGCATTCCTATGGCTCTAGACTCCCGCAAGCGGCCCTCATCATTGACTTGGGAGGCGGTAAAAAGCACAGATTTGTGCTTTGCAGCTAGGGTTTTTAGCCTTCTAGCGGCCTCGGATATAGCAGTTTCCCTGTTATCTGAGTCATTCATATTTAGAATCTGGATGTAGTCCACGGCAATTACATCTGCACGATTCTCGCTGGCTGCTCTAGTGATCTCAGACTCGATAGCATCCATGTCATGCATGAAGTCGATCACCTCAATTGGAAGAGAGTAGAGTTTAGTAAGTGCCTCTGTGATTGCTGGCAGTTCCCTTCCGTAGTTTATCTTGTAGTCTTCCATCTCGCGGACTGGAACGCCTGCCATGTTGGATGCAAGTCGGCGGTAAATATCTTCACCGGACATTTCAAGGGAAAAGAATAGACAGGATTTTCCTTCTAGGAGATTCGCTACTATAGCTTGGACTAATAGGATGGATTTTCCTCCACCCGTTTCAGCGGCGATAGTCATCATCTCACCTTTGTGCATTCCTCCACCCATGTTTCGGTCTAGGAGGATCAGTCCAGTCGAGTAGCAATCCTTCTTCGCCTTACCTTCCATCTCGTCGATGATCTGGTTAAGCATATCCTTCTTTGTCCGCTTTGGTTTTGTGTCATCATACTGGATTGCGTTTATCGTTACCGATAACTCTTCCATGTTTCCCCGACCTTGGCGGATGTCTTGCTCGTTTGTTTCCCAGTATGAGATTAAATCTCGGTAGGCTTTTGCTTTCCGCAATTCGTATCGGTAATCGGCGGCGATGTCTTGGCAGACCTTTCCTGCAACCATTCTGATGCAGGAGAGAATATCGTAGATCGCAGTATCTCCTCCAGCCAGTTCTTTCAGACCAGCGTTCTCTAGCTCTGCAATGACCATAAACTCGTCTGCCCTACCCGCTCGGCTATGGACAGCCTTTATCGCATCAAAAATGATTTTATGGGCTTCTAGGAGGAAATACGAGGCATCCCAGCTTTGCTTGGTAAGGATGTCTGGGTCTTGCATCATCAGCGACAAGGCGGCTTGCTCGGACGATGATCGAACAGGTACATCTTTCATTGGGGTTACGACTTTGAAGTTATAGGTTGGTTTGGTTGCGGGTTTCATGTGTTAGATGGTTGTTGGTTTCCAGCTTCCTTCAGGATCAATCGTTGGTTTGGTTCGGTTGATCCATGAAGAAAAGAATTGTTTGGTGAACTGGCGCGGTGGGTGGGCGAGCAGCCAGTTCTTTGCGGCGATGACTTGAGCATCGACATCTTTCGTGGGGTTTAGTTTCTTGAGTTCAGAGATGAAGGAATCATCGACGAGTTTGGGTTTCCGTTTCTTGGGAACTGAACTTGGTTCGGTATCAAAAAGCAAAGCTGCGTCCCCATTGGGGACTATAGGGGTTTCTTTGTTTTTACTCTCTGTTTTAATCTCTGCTATTGCTCCCGCATATAGCGGAATTGATTCCGCACCCTGCGGAATGAAAGCCGCATCCTGCGGAATGGAATCCATGACAAAATCTGTCATTTCCCAACCGATTTCCTTGAGCTTTCGGCGCAGTAAAACCAGATCAATTCGATACTGAAGTTTCCTGTCATACCCGCAAAGTGGGTTGTTCCGTTTCAGAAGAACTCCACATTTCGTAAGAGACGCGAATGCTCTTTGGATTGAATCCTCGCTGAATGCGTTCATTAAGTCTTCCCGCATTTGTTTAGCGGATTTGTATATCCATCCGTAATTGTATTCGTGTTGCGGGAAATCGTATTCAGCTAGTCGCTTGTTCTCCTCGAAAAGCCAATCATTCACCTTGTCTAGTGTTTTAGTCCAGTAGAGCATTTGTCCGAGAACCATTGCTTGAACCACATCATCTGTGATCTTCATCAAGTCCTCTCTCAATACCGCCTTCTTCATCTGGACGAATAAGCGTTGAGGTTGTTTTACTAATTTCATTTAAAAAAGGCGACCCCTAGCGGTGGCGAAAAAAGCGGCAACAGACGCGTAGGAATTAACCGCCGCAAAGGGGCCATATATTTTGTTGTTAATTTAATTTTTCCTTACTCGGTTCCTACGCCGAGGTCTGATCTCTCAGACGCGCTAACCCTATCACTACTGATTGTGACGGGTCAAGAATTATTTTTTATTGTTACCGATAATCCAAATCAATTTCTTCACGCTCGCACTTCACCCATTCCTCGATCTGGTCTACGAGGTTTGTCCAAGCCAGATCAGACATATGATCATCTGAGCAATCTACAGCGTGGAGTTTGTGATGGAGTTCCAAATCTTCATCTTTGATCAGGGCAAGTTCAGACCAAAGGATGCGTTTTCCAGAGTAGGTCGCGGCGAGTGCGGTAGAGTTTGGTCGGACTCCCATGATCATGTAGCCTCCATCTCCATTGAAGACTTCGTGAGTCGAAAAGATTCCTTGTCCCATCGCCTCGGCGAGAGACATATTTGTTATCAGAACGGACTTTCTGGCAAACTCAAGAAACTTGAATGCCGTCATGTCTAAATCAATGTTGCTGTTGTGGTTATCCATAGCCTCCAATACTACAAAAAAAAGATTGACCTGTCAATATGTTTGTCTATACTCCATCGATATGCACCAGTTAGAAGTCGCATACAATAGCTACCTATCAGCTATAGAGCATAGCAGAAACATCAAGCATAACGCTAGAAAGATGTTTGGCGCACACTTGCGCGATGCTCGTTTGCGTCTTGGTTTTTCCGTGCGTGAACTTGGTGAAAAAATTGGCGTTACTGGTAGCCTTATCAATCAAATCGAAACATCAGCAAAATCGGTTCTCAAAAAAGAACAGATCGGTAAAATTATTGTCTTATGCTCAGACGCAAAACTCCACTTAAAGCCAAAAGCGGATTCAAGAAAAGAGGAGGGAAGCTCAATCCCATTTCAGCCAGACTCAAAAAGCGAAGCATTGAATACAGTAGGGTAAGGAGAGAGTATCTTGAAGAAAAAAACGGGAGATGTGAAATATGTGGTGGGGAAGCAACAGACATACACCATAAAAGCGGCAGAGGCCGTAACACCTGCGAGAAGCGCACTTTCTTGGCTGTATGCCGCCAATGTCACACCTACCTGCACCAAAATGTCAAATGGGCAACGGAAAAAGGATACATAGTCAGGGAATACACTTGACTGCCAATGAATGATACACTAAATGTTAAGCTCTATGAGACGAGAGCTATATTCAATATGGGGATCAATGATCCAAAGATGCACAAATCCAAAAAGAGATTCTTGGCACTTGTATGGTGGGCGAGGAATTAAAGTATGCGAACGATGGAGAACATTTTCAAATTTCGCAGAAGACATGGCTCCGCGCCCACAAGGCACAACTCTTGACCGAATAGACCCAAACGGAAATTATGAAAAATCAAATTGCCGTTGGGCCACTCCAAAAGAACAAGCATTTACAAAAAGAAAAAAAATTGTTCAAATCTGTGTTAATTGCAAAGGAAGCACTCTTTCTTCAAAAGGAGAGCATAGAAGCTGGAGGGGATTATGCCACGCTTGCAATGAATACAAGCGTAAAAATAAAATAGATAGGCCAACAGATGAAAAAGAAATTGAAAGACTACACAGAATAAAACTTAGAAAAAATAAAAAGCCGATTTATGGAATATCAATATCTACTGGAGAAAAAATCGAATTTGATTTTCAAGTAGATGCTCAAAAAGTTTTTGGAAATGGTGTAAACAATTGCCTAAAAGGAAGAGTTAAATCAGCAAAAGGTTACATTTGGAAATACGCAGAAAACAAATAATATGTTCAAATCACTCATTGTGTGCGAAGGCACATTCATTGACGAAAACCCACAGAAAATTCGCTTCCGCCAAGACTATGTGGACTGCTGGATCAAGAAAACCGACCTAGAGAAACTTGAAATGTTGGGAATTACTTTCGAGGGAGAAAAGGCTTGCAGGATTACAGTCACAGAAGACCTAGCGAACTTGATGGAGTTGCAGGGTGTGCTAGAGTAAACTTTTCATAGTTGGGGACTGCAATCCCCTCTTTCTAAACTAACCGAATCATCGTCTCACAATATGCGTTTGGGCATTGAAATGGCGATGGATAATTTTAGCAGGCAGTCGAGATATACTGATGAGCAAACTGCGTAGCGGGAAGCCACATCGAGGTCGGGGAGCCGTAGGCGGCTCATAACCTTGGAAACCCGGCGACTGAAAAGGGGATGCATACTCGTTCCTGCTAATCTTTATCGTTAACGATAATCCTCTTGACATCTGAAAAATATCAGATGACTTTTGCGGCAATATGAGTTGCTGCAATAATTCTTCCAATCAAGAGGGAATGCTGATCGTGAACAAGGCGCGAGAAGCCGCTGCCTGCGCCGAAGCTAACTGCGCTTCATCTTTTACCAATGCCACAAACTCAGCAACGAGTGCGACAAACTCGCAGAATAGTGCAAATGATTCAGCGGATAGCGCGAGCGAGGCTAATAACTACCTCACGCAAGTAACAAATATCTTCAATGATTTTGACGAGCGTTATCTTGGAGCGAAAGCTGTAGCTCCTACTGTAGACAACCAAGGTAATCCCCTACAAGAAGGCGCACTATATTACAACAGCACTAGCAATGGATTGTTTGTATGGAATGGTAGCGCATGGGCAAGCGCAGACTTCAACGAGTTCACCAACTTCACGGCTACAGGAACTACTACAGCTAGGAACCTTGTTACTCGCTTTACTGATGTAGTCAATGTTAAGGATTTTGGTGCTGTAGGTGATGGAGTTACGGATGATACTGCTGCGATTCAAGCTGCTGTAAATGCAGTATCAGCAAATCCAATTGGAGGAACATTGTATTTTGCAGATGGAATTTATATTACTCAAGAAATAACTGTTGGAAGTAATATTATTATTGAAGGAAATGGATCAACATTAAAAGGTAAAACTGGGCAGAATTACATTTTCAGACTTGTTGGACTTGAAAACATCACAATTCAAAATTTTATTCTGGATTGCGTTGGTTTATCAATAATAAATCCAAATCCAATTGATGTAGGTTTAAGGTCATCAGCAATATATGTAAGAGTTGGAAGTGGATTATTTAATAATGTTAAAATTCTAAACAATAGATTTATTAACATTCCAACAACATCACCAGAATATCATGCTATTGGATTTAATAATGTTAATTGTATTGTTTCTAATAATTTTTCAGATCAATGTGGTGGAGATGTTTTTAATTTTAATGGTGGAATAATTATTTGTAATAATAATCAAATCCGTAATGGAGGAGATGGTGGAGTCGCATATAATAATGGAGCGAGGGGAATTATATCTGATAATTACATTTACAAATGTAATCTTGGAATTGGATGCGGTGCGGTAGGAAATACTACCGATCCATCATATAATAACACATTGCAAATTGATAGTAATACAATTGATAGTTGTGATTGGGGTGTAAATCTTGGATGGTTTGGTTTTGCTGGAAGAGAAGGCCCAGAAAATTTTTCAGTTACAAATAATTCATTTTACAATTGCAGATCACACGCAATCAGATATGATGGAAGAACAAATACATGGAATCCAAATGGAGTAATTTCAAACAATGTTATTTACAGAACTGGATCACCGGATTACAACGGAACCCCAAATACTTCAACAATCGACATAGCAATAGTAAATTGTGGTAGCATGGTTGTTTCTAATAATGCGTTGTATCTTCCATATTCATCAACTGGAACAAGAGTTGGGATTGGTGTATACACTTCATCAAATGTAGTATGTAGCGGAAACAAAATTGATGGAGGAGTAAATGCGTATTATGATGGAATTTATATTCAAGATTCAACAAATAGTAATTTTATAGGAAATGTAATAAATTCAATATCATACGGAATACGATCTCAAGGAACAACATTTGGAACAGATTTAACTATTTCTAATAATAATATTTATCAAAATCAAGCAGATGGAATAAGGTTAGAAAACGCATTAAGAAATACTGATGTAACAAATAATCAAATAAATACGGCATCAAATATATTTGGAATATGGTTGAGTTCTGATGTTAATCGTTTAACTGTAAAATCAAATGCAATAACACTTTCTAATCCATCCGCAACAACAGCAATTGTATTAAATGCTTCTGTAGTGTCAGATTATTATGATATTTCATTCAATACTGTATATGGTAAACTTGTTACAGATGGAGGGACAAAACCCGGAGCAGTAAAAAGAGTTCTTGATAATTGGTAAAATTTTAAAATAAACTATGAGCAACTGAACGCTCCGCATTGCTCAATCCTCTCCATCATCGTCCGACATATAGTAGTCTCTAATTATCGTTAACGATAATTTCCTTGACTTTAATTCCAATAGAATATACTTTTATTGAATGAAAATAAAGCGAGGAACAGTTCGTGAAGACGGACTAGTATTTTGGAGCAGGAAGAATGGAAAGGAAATTTGGGTTACTGCGGAGCAATTTGAAAAAAACAAATTGCAATACAAAGAATATATCCAAAAAAAATGGTATCCTAAAAATAGAGAAAAAGTAATTGCAAAAGTAAGTGAATGGATAAAGCAAAACAAAGAAAAAAGAAATAAATATTGCAGAGATTGGGCAAGAAAAAATTACTCTAAATCCTATGCATCTAAAAAAGCATGGAGGCTAAACAACCCAGAAAAAAATAAAGAAGCACAAAAGAATCATTATATTCTTTATCCAGAAAATAGAGTAAAAAAACTAGCTCTTCGAAGATGCAGACAAAAAGACCAAGCACCAACGCTTAATGAAAATCAAAAAAAAATAATAGACTGCTTCTATAAGCAAGCTGTAAGATTGACGGAAAGATTTGGATTTCAATTTGAGGTAGATCACATTACTCCAGTAGCAAGAGGAGGAAAGCATGAACCACGCAACTTGCAGGTTCTTCCAATGAAAATAAATAGAGCCAAGGGATATAAGAATATATTTATATGGCAAGACTACCACTCGCCATCGTCATCGCTTGAATAGCAATCATCTTCATCATCTATTTTAGCTACCTCTTCTTTTCTTGCCCAAAACCTGTCTGTTGGAACTTTCTTTTCTGTTCCATGAAATACCAAACCATTTCTTCTACCCATTTCTAGTGAGTAAGTTAGGCTATCAGCAAGGTCACAAGAAAAACCAGTTCTGCCTTTGAAATCTGATTTTGTTTCAATTGAAATCTTTTTGTTTCTAACTGTATATCTTCTCAAGCAAAGTTCTCTACCTAAATCATCAGTTGTAGATATACCATAAAGAACTCTGCTCTTAAATGCGTGATATAGAGAAAAGTGATATTCACTCACAAGACGATCATAAACTTCTGTGCAAGGACGCTTATCGACATCGGCTGCTATACGATCAGTTGGGCGACCCATAGAAGAGATAAGAGCGATAGAAGAACCATCCTTATCATACCGCAGCCACTCGCGCATGATAGCTTGCCCAACTCGACCACCATCACCGCTGACATCCATACCAAACTTGCTAGGCGTAACTTCATGCTTACGGCATAGCTCAACGACCTTCGCGGCTACTTGGACATCGAACTCGGTAGCCTGACCAGCAGCGATTTGGATCACTTCTTGGTTTTCCAGATACATAACCTTCTGAGAAGTTCCACGGACATAGCCTAGCTTGCAGATTGTTAGAACGCATCTATCGCCACCAGCCGTGAAAGCAGTATCGAAACCAGCAATCTTAATGAGGTCATTGTGATCCCAGATAGGTTCTGAGTAGGTATCGGCATTCCGAATAACATCTGCGGTTAGGATCGTTTGGGCAAAGCCAGACTTAGGCCACCAGCCAATAGCGTTACGCACATAGTCTACAGAGTTTTCATCTCCATAAGACATCTTCAAAATGTCCGCCTGCTTCTTACGATCCATTAGGAACGGGAATGGAGATGGTTCATCAGCAGGAGCTTGAAAGTTCGGAGACTTCATTCCATTGTAAAACAAGCAGACACCAGTCTCAGTCTCCCACTTCTCCATATCAGCACTCACCGCATCGAAGTTAGTGTTACCTTTAGGCATGGCCCATCGTGTGTGGGGATTGTCCCCAGCGGACGGGTTTCCGATACCAATAAAAACCTTGTCATCGTTAGAGGAAAGGTTCTGCCTAATGTTAATTGCGCCCATCTCCATTTCTGGCAACTCGTCCAATGCTACGCGAATCCTATCGTTCTTACGGCCACGGGTGGTATCAATAGCCTTCTGACCCTCAGAGCCGGGAGGGAAGGCAATAGCCTTAATAGCATTCCTGTAATCCTTCTCATCATCTCCAGACGCACCACCCCAAACAATCATGTGGCGATAGTCAACTAGGTTCCCAATCTTATTGGATGCACACTTCCAAAGTTTTGAGATGATACCCCAAATACGATCTTCCGAAGCTCCAAGGGTTGTGGTGGCTACCCAAGAAGATGTGCAATGCGGGGCAGCACACCAATCAAGATAAATCCAAAGACCAACAGGAAACGACTTACCCATTGAAGCCGCGCCTGCGAGACACACATCGTCATTGTTACACAACTCCTCAAGAGTCCTAAGAAGTTGGGTATTTGTATAACCGCGATTCTTAATCACAACATCAGTCGGCCACATATACTGGACAGCTATGATAAAGTGTTCGTATGGTGACAAAAGTTTGTAGTCAGAAAGCTCCATGTTCTTCTTAACTCGCATCGTCTTTCCATAATCACCACGGGTTAAAGCGTAGCAATAAAGCTCAATCTCAAGCGGATTCATGTTTTCTGGGAAGACCATCCCGTATTTCCGAATGCCATTTTGAGAAACAATTTTTCTTGACATGGGAATGATGAAACCTCATCTTCACGCGCAAGGCAAGATGAAACTTAAAGAACCTAGACGCGCTCCTGTAGGTGGATGGTATTACAAGTATGTAATCAATCGTAATAACCTAGATTTCCCAGCGACTGTTTACGGAGAATCATTGTCCCGCCTGATCGAGAATGTTAACAAAGACATGAGATCAAATGGCGTTACTGCGCCAGTCGATCTTGCTGATGTTATCGAAACTCAAATCTGCGAACGCCAACCTCCAGAAAGATGCTGGATGGGAGCAGGAGATCATGTTGCACAAGCTATTCATGGAGTAGCAAGAGTGGTTGACAGGATAGCAGGAACAAGACTTGAACAGAAAGCGAAAGGATGCTCTAGTTGCAGACAACGCCGACAAGCATTAAATAGCTTTTTCAAAAAATAGTTTTATCGTTAACGATAATGATTACTGCCAATCAAGACAAAATCAAAAAAGGTTTTACCAGAGAAGATGGAATGGTATTTTGGTGCTACAATAAATTTGCAACAAATGGACAAACATGGATAACAAAAGAAAAATACCAAATCTATACCGAAAGAAATAAAGAAAAAAATAGGATTCAATACAAACTAAAACCCCAAAAAAAGAATCTTAAAAATAAAGAATGGTATTCTAAAAATAAAGATAGGAAAAAAATCGTAGGATATAAATGGGTGGAAAAAAACAGGAATGTGGTAAGGAAAATAGCATTAAACCACTATTATAGAAATCATGAGAGATCATTAATTCTATCCAGACAGAATTGCGCTAAAAGAAGAGCGCGTATAACAGACACTAAAGAATTAACAGAAAACCAAAGAAAAATAATTTTATGCTTCTATGAATCGGCTAATCGTTTGAAAAATAGAATTGGGATAGATTTTCATGTTGATCATATAATACCATTATGTTGGGGCGGTATGCATCACCCTAAAAATCTTCAAGTTATTCCAGCAACAATAAACTTGAAAAAACAAGCAAGTAAAGTATTTGTCTGGGCCAAACCTTAAACAATAAATTTATATGATCACAATTGGCAATGACAACTTCAGTTTGTTATCCCTAGATGCAGACGGCAAGCCGCCGAAAACTCGTATTTCTTCTTCAAACCATGCTTGGCAAATTGCAAATAATTTAGCATTAGCAAATTCCGGCAGGGAAAATAAAAGGATTAGAATTTATAAATCATATAAAAGATTTCCACCGACGGGTTATAGCAAGATAGCTGAAAAGAAATTAAACTGGCAATGCGACGTTAACTGGGGGCAGATGGAGTTCATCGTAAATAACCAGAAATCAAGTTATTATGACGTGGTAACTGAGCGTCAGGCTTGTGCATCAATCGAAACAAAATATGGCAATGAAAAAGAAAGACTCGTCCACACAGAAAACATCACGCTCGCGTTCGACAAAGCGATCCGCGAATGGCCGGGGTATCTCTACAACAAAGAGCAAGAACTTGAGTCAATGCTGCTCTACGGAAAAGGCATCGGTATGTGGCACTCTCCTCTTGGATGGATGCCAGAATATGTTCCGCTTTCTGACGTATTGGTTGCAGATGATGTCAAGGTTGATTTCTCGAATCTGGAAGAATTTGTGCGGCGAGTTCGACTCACCCCGTATCAACTCTACAAGATCATCGAAAACCGATCTGCCGCCGAAGACCTTGGGTGGAATGTCGATGCAGTCGTGGACGCCATTAGATTCCACAAGGCTTTTTCAGAACACAACAAAACAAGGGAAGACTTCTTCCGCACAATCTCGGAAAGCGGATTCAACTGGTCACTCTCGGTCAACCAAAAGATTGACCTCTACGAAATCTACTGGAGGGAATTCGACGGCAAAATCTCCAAAGCAGTCATCCTCCAAGACTACAACCCGATCAGCCAATACATCAACCAGTATGTCAAAGGCAGCGAAAAAGTCAGCGAAGAAATTGTCCGCGACCAACACGGGTTCCTCCAACTTAATGTCGGGCTTTTTGACAACTGGGACGAAATTATCTATATGCTCACCGACTCGGTGGGTAGCGGATTATTCCATGACATCAAGTCCCAAGCGGAAGCGGCGTTCGTAGCCTGCCGCCAGTATGACTTTACGATGAACGGGCTTGTGGATGCCGTTCGTCTGAACTCAATGCTTCTATTGGATGGCGGCTCGCCAGACTCAACCAAGATGCTCAAGCAGATGGAATGGTTGCCGATCAGCGTTATGCCAGATGGGGCTAAGTTCACACAGAACAGGTTCCAGATGCCAGTCGCCGAGGGAATGCAGTTCATGCAGTTCTACATGGGCGATCTTTATCGCGGCCTCGGCCAGTATCGTATCAATGCACCAACAGCAGGAGGGGCGCAACGCACCAAAGGTGAAGCGGAACTAGATGCGGCGGAATCGGCAAAACTTTCGGGAACACAAATCAGGCGTTTCAATGAGTGCGAAACTCTATACTTCCGTGAGCTATACCGCCGATTTGTATCCTCAACTCGCAATGATGAGGGATACCAGTATGTCAAAAAATTCTACGAAATTCTTGAGGAACTTGGAACTCCTAAAGAAGCTGCCGCCTTTAAGAACATTACAAGCATCCGAAGCAACCTTATCAATGGAGCAGGAAGCCCTAGCTTCAAGCTCATCACAGCGGAGAAACTTGTTCAACTTACTTCGATCACACCAGCCAACGAAGGACAAGAGAATGCCGTTAAAGACGCCATCGCAGCTTTGGCGGGGAGGGACAATGTAGCTAGGTATCGCAATACTAAGATGAGCAAGATTGATGATACTGCCCGTATCATTGGTTTCGAGAACGCAGGAATGACGGATGTGTTCGTCAACCCAGCGAACTTCCCTGTCTTGCCAACCGATCCGCATATCGAACACGCTACTGGTCACTTCCAAGACATGATGATGCAGATTCAGACAAACATGGAAGCGATTCAGCAAGGTGCGGCGGATGTCAACGAACTCGCCAAGGTTGTTCGCTCCATCCAGTTCAAGGGTGGTCACATTATGGCCCATGTGGAGTTCATCGCCAAAGACCAAACCAAGCAAGACTTCCTCAAGCAATTCATGGAAGGCATGGGACAAGCAGGCAAGATGGGCGACGAGATCAACGCTATCTACCAAGAAATGCTCCAAAGCGAACAGCAATCTGAGGGCAAAGGAATGTCCGAAGAAGACATCAAACTCCAATACCTCGCGGCGAAGTCTGGTATCGACATCGACACCAAGCAGAAGCTCGCAGACATCTCTATCGGCAAGGCATCTGTCAGCCACGCCCAACGCACAGAGCAGCGCAAACAGCAGGGTATCACCCAACTCGCGCTACAGAAAGCCAAGGCTCGCGCCGAGATTCAAAAGACAATGGGCAAAGCCAAGCCTATGCAACAGGCTCCAGAGATGGAAGAAGAGGAAGAAGTCGAGGAGGTAGAAACCCCCGGCGAAGAAGTCGAGATGGAGGAGATCGAAATGGAAACTGAAGAACAGAAACCACAGACTCCTACGCAACCTAAACAATGAAAACCGATAAAATCAAAAGCCTCTGTGCAAGCATAGCCAACCATGAGGATTGGGCTACTCTACAAACCTACCTGCTAATGACCGCCCAACCATCGAGCGGCATTGATACAGCTAGGGACATCTTCAATAGGATAAATGCAATCGGGGAGGATACACCTACCCAATTCAAGAAAACCAAAAAACCAACCATCCAAGTTGAAGAAAGCGCAATATCAGACCCTGATCTACAAGACCTATGAGCGAACAAACCACAGCAGAAATCATCAAAGACCTAACAAGCAAGCCAGAGGTTCCTATCAAAGGGAACACTAAGGACTTCCTTGCCAAGTTCAGCAAACAGCAAGCCGATGACGGCAAGCCAAGCGGAACCAATGTCGGCGACCCAATGATTGGTATGCGCCAATCTGAAGAGGAGCCAATGGAAGATGAATCTGAAGTTATCGTTAACGATAACGAGCCTAAGAAAGATTTAAACATCAAGAAATCTGGGTTTGTTCAGAAGCAGATCGAGGAGAACCGCCGACTTAAAGAAGAGTTGGAGAAGTTCAAGAAGGACGAGGTTCCTAAGTATACTCAGAAAATTGCCGAGCTTGAAGCATTGGTTCAGAACTCCTCGACTACAACGGAAGCTAACCACTACCAAGCACAACTCAATAAAGCCAACGAGGAGAAAGCGGAATTGGAGTCAAACCTCTCCAAGGAAATCCAAGACCTTCGCGGCAAGCTGGACTTCCATGATCTTACGAGCAATCCTGATTTCCAGAAGCAATACTTTGAGCCAATCAAGCAAAGCTATAACTCGGCGCGGGAGATTATCGGAAGCGATAGCACTCTTCAGTCATTGTTTCAAAGGGCAATCGCGGCAAACGGAGCAGTCTACCACCATACTAACGAAGATGACCGGACTGCATCCCTGCGCGAGCGCGACGAGGCTTTCGATGAAATCACGAACAGTTTAGGAACCTTCAAACAAGTAAGGTTTGCTGATTACATCAAAGACTACCTTGATGCCACGGAACGCCACTCTGAAGCACTCATCAATTACCAGCAGACAAAGACCGAAATCCAAAACGCAGCAAAGCGTAAGGAAAGCGAAGCCCGAAATAAATTCATCAATACATGGCACGATAGCTACAAACAGCAGGCGCAGGAAGTGGAACAAGAATCCACTATCTCTGATGACATCGCGGCCTACATGAAAGAAAAGGGAATCAAATATGACACATCAAAGGATGATGCTATTGCACTCATTGCCACCCAGCAATCAAGTGATGAAGCGTCCGTTGATGAAATGAACCGACTTATCAATCAAGGTAGAGCCTACAAGAAACTTCACGCTCAAGTGAAAGCACTTCAAGAAATGGTGAAGGAGAAAGATGACTACATCGGAAAACTCAAGGGAGCTTCGCGTGTGGACTCGTCTCCTCGCGCTTCAGAATCTCAGCAACGGCGGATGAATGTGACTGAGGGACTGGCGGCAAAGCTGGCGAGGTTCTCGCCATCTGGCCGTAATCTTGCGAGCGCGTAGCCCTGATCCAACAAAGCTGAAAGGGAGGAGTGTGATACTGCCACATTCCTCCCTTTTTATTTTTATGAAAAAAAGATTTGACAGGTTTTCTATACCGATTACTTTTCGCATCGAAATGGGATATCCGAAGGCGTGAGCCGTTAGGGATTCAGTCGCACCCAGACTGGCGAGTCACAGACCTCGCAAACAAACTGTAATTCTGGACTGAGCCGAAAGGCACTCTGGGTTGATTCCAGCAGAGGAAACAAGCACTCGCTTGGCGTTCCTCTGTGAATTGTTAGCGAGTCAAAACCAAACTAAACCTAAACAAATAAATCAAATGTCAGAACAACTCTACTTCAATAGTTGCGCCGAGATTGATAGCTTTTTCCGCGAAGGCCGTGAATATTTCAACGACCTTTATGTGAAGAAACTCGTCACTAACTCGACCTACTTCACCCGTTTCGAGGAGCAAGCATGGCCCCTCAATCACACCACCGAGCAAAAAGGCTTCCGCTTTGGCCGTGGTTTCTATGATCCTTGCAGCCCGTTCCGCAAGATCGTTGACACCTACTGCAACACGGACTCCTGCGACAGCAAACCCGAAGTCATTCAGCGTCCCGGCACGGAGAGCTACACTTTCGAGCTTCTCCGCAAAGAGATGACCACGGACTGGATTTGCGTTGAGAGCTTGCTCTATCGCCTCTTCCCCGCTGAAGAAATCCTTCAGTTCGAGGAGTCGAACGCTCGCATCACCAAGAATGTCCATGAGGAATTCCTCCGCGCCAACTACATCGGCGGTGCAGGCCACAAGTGGCTTGGCGTCGTTAACGATGATGGTGTTTACTGCGGACTCCTCGATGACGCCGCTTGGTATATCCCTGAGCATACCACCAACAACGAATCTGGTTACGACCTCTGCCACATCCGTGTCAAAGTCGCCGCTGCTGATCTGAATAAGATCGCTTACCTCTCGTTGGATATGCTCGATGACGCGCTCGTCGAACTCCAAAACGAAGATGACGCCTTCCGCCTCGACCTCTCTGAGGCCGCTGGAATGCCTCTCCTCGACATCGTTATCCCTGACCCTCGCGTTGGCCGTGGACTTTACTTCCAAGCCAAGCGCAACAATGGTTACTGGGATGCTAACACCGACTTCGACAGCCGCCTTACCAGCCTCAAGCTGGGCGTGAACCGCATCATCGGCGACTACGGCTTCGGTTACGACATCAACTCGCTCCGTTTCAATGCGGATTCTGCCTTCAACGCTACGCTTCCTGCGTTCAGCGCAGGCGATGCTTCCACATGGCCGCGCCTCGTTCGCGTTCCTCGCTATGTGAAAGTGGCTCAAGAGAACGGATGCTCGTATGTTCCTAACCGCGACTACCAGAACGCTGACTTTGCGATCTCTGCCGCGATTGTTAACAAAGCCATGTTGAAATGGACGATGCCTTCCTCGACTGGATACGGCCAAGCCCAACAAATGACCCAGAACTACGCTGGCGATTGGGAATGGAAGAACCCAGATTGGGAGTGCAACCGCTGGCGCAAATCGGGCTTCTATCAGGCCCAGTTCCGCCTCGCCGCACAGGTCAAAGACCCAACGCTCATCCATGTGTTCCTGCATCGTATGCCGAAAGCCCGTAACCTTTACGGCTCCTGCTGCGAACTGAACACCTACACCGCTTGCAGCACGAACCCTGATTGCTACTCCTGCGAAGGCGTAGGTGACATCGTTGCTCCAACAACCTAACCCATAATCCCTAACTGAGGGGCGGGAAAACTCCCGCTCCTCAATGGGAAAAAGAAAAACAATATGGCTTGCTTCACAGACCTCAGTTACGCAGATCGCTCCTATCAATTCGTTATCACGCTTGCGAACGCCGCTGGAATTAATCCAGTTGGACTCGGATGCTACAGCACGATGAATGACTCTGGTAAACTCTACCAGTTCTACATCACGCTTGCGACGATTGCTGGAGTTGAATCTCCTGTAACACAAAACTGCTTTGAACAGCTAACTGAAGACGCCCAAATGAACCTCACTAACGAGGCTCTTGCGTCTGCTTTTACACCACCTCTGTAACAAAAAACTAATTAAATAATATGTCTAATCGACGCCCAATCGTGCCACAACGGGTCGCTATGTTCGGCCCACAAACCATCAACCTCTTGGAAACTGGTAACGCTGTCCTCGTTCGTCTCAACGATCAGGACACCCGTTTCCTCGTCCAGAGTGTTATCCTCGAAACTGCATACGCCAAAGGAACCACGGCAACCGATCCTCAAGTTCGTGCCACCGATGGAACCAATGCTATCACCTCAACCCTCACCATCACCGATGCGCTAGACAATGTTGGCGGTGCGAATTACCTCGCGCTTGTTGCCAACCCTGTTCCAGTTGTCAGCGGAACCGACACTCTCACCCTTGAGAAGGTTGTTGTTGGTCTTGGTCAAGCTACGGCTACACGCGCTCGCACGAATGGTGTCGCAACCATCGTGACTGGTGCTGCTCATGGCTTCACTACTGGCGACTCTATCACCATCGCTTTGATGACTGATACCAGCTTCGATGCTGTTGACGCTTGCGTGACTGTTGTGAATTCGACCACCTTCACCTACGAGAATGTTGGTGCTGATGTGGTTTCTGGTGCTGATACCGCTGGACGAGTTGGCGCACTTAAAGTGAACGCCTTCGTTACTGGTATCTACTACTAATATCGTTAACGATAATCTTGGGGCGTATAGGTTCAATCCCTCTGCGCTCCATACAACTGGATTTCTATGCCGACTAAAGAATGCTTTATGAGCGCAACAACTGACTACCAGTTGTATTACATAGCTCAAGCATTGTCGGAAACATCTGGATATGTTCTTCCATCCAGAGAATGCTTTATCAATCTTTCAACCGACTACCAATTGTATCATGTCTGGAGGGCATGGGGCGGTGGTAGCTAGAATACTATTTCAAATATGCCAATTGACTCTAAAGAATGTTTCGCCGCGCTGACCGAAGATGGTCAGTTATGGGAGATTTACCAAGCCGCACAAACCGGAGGAGGAGGCGGTGGAACTTTTGGGGCAGTATATTACTTCAACCGCTCAATTCCATCAAGTATCTTTGGATACTATGAGATGTCTAAAAACTTGGTAATTGGTGCAGGGACTACGCTAACGGCTACTGGCGCAGGCACACAATTAGTTGGGTCATTTGCAACAGTTTTAAATGATCCAAATGTTACAACAATCCCATCAGGTAACTGGAATTTTGAAAATTATGTTTCAATGAATTCCAATGGTGGAACACCTAAAATTTATGGCGAAATTTATTCGCGCAATCTTGCTGGAACAGAAACGCTAATTGCAACAAATATTTCTAACCCACATCCAATTACAGATGGGACAGTAAACGAATTGTATTTGTGGAGCATCGCAGTTCCTGCAACAAGTATTTTAGCTACAGATCGACTTGTAGTTAAATTCTACGCACTTGATCTTGGCGGCAGAACAATGACAATGCATTTTGAAGATGCAAATGTTGCTCAAACTACTACTTCCCTTCCTTCTGTAGACCTTTCTGCTTATGTTTTAAAGGCTGGCGACACGATGACTGGGCAATTAGTTGTTGCTTCAACTGGCATTAAATTTAACGACAATACAATTCAAACTACGGCGGCAGTTACATCAGTATCAGCAACCTCACCAATCACAAGCACTGGTGGCACAACTCCAGTCATCTCGACCAGCATGGCGACAAACAAGTTGCTTGGTCGATCTACGGCAGGAACAGGTGTTGCGGAGGAAATATCGATTGGAACTGGTCTATCTCTGACTGCTGGCACTCTTTCTAACACTGGCGTTTTAAGCGACACCACCGCAGCACAAGGAGGAACGCAATTACTCAACATGGTGCAAATCACTTCTGCTGCCTACAGCGCAATTGTAACTCCTACTGCAAACACACTTTACATTATCGTAGGATGATTTTAACTGATTCTACCGCAGCAGAAGTTGGGACAAGTAATGTAAGTTCAATTGCATCTGCAACGGCGGCATTTCGCTATTTCCATATTTATCCCGGAGTAGTTTCTTATAACCAACCAATTAGTGGCACAACCGGACTTGTTAAAACTGGAAACGGGACTCTGCAAACTGGCCAAATATTTAACTATACTGGGCCTACGCAAATCAATGCTGGGCAACTTGAAATTTCAAGCGCATCAGTTTTGAATGGAGTTATTAGCGGAGCGGGATCGTTGATAAAAAGTGGAGCAAACACTCTAACAATAGGTGGCAGCAACACATACTCTGGAGGCACATCTCTAATTGGTATTGTAATTATTTCCAGCAGCAACGCATTCGGGACTGGAACAGTTACTGGGACAGGCGGGTGGGACATTAGAGGCGCGGGCGCAATAACCCTGCCAAATAATTTTACTTCTAATTTCCAGATGGTTTTCCGAATATCTGGCGGAAACACAACAATTACTGGCACAATCTCTGGCGCAGGCAACCTCTTAAAATTAGGCAATGGCTTTTTGTCATTAAACGCAAGTAACTTAACCTACACCGGATCAACAAGCACAACAGCAGGGCAACTTATTGTATCGCAAACTACAGGGTTATCTACCGCAACGGCAAAATTTACATCCCCTAGCTTATCAGTTGTTTTTAATGTTTCGCCACCAGTTGCGACAACAACTAATTTTAGATTTTTCCAAGGCACAACTGTTCAGTCTTACGCACCGGGAGTGATTAGCCTTACAGGTGTCCCAGCAGGAACAACTGCAACCTATACTTCTGCAACCTCAACTCTCGCAGTAACAGTCCCATGACAATTCCACCAAACGAAAATGGCTGGTCATATGACGATTCTTTAGGAAACTGGAAGTTGTCATATCACGACAAAATAATCATTTTTTACGAGCAGACGGATGAGCCAATAGCTACTGGCGGAACACTTTTTGTCGGAACGGAACAAGAGTGCGAAAATCAAATTAAAAATTTAGACCTTAAATACCCAGATCAACCACAAGATTTATGAACCCTGATACAAGCATGACATCACATGGAACTGGAATTGCTGGCACAGTATTTAGCGTGTTCGCTGTAATGATTTCAATGTTACCAGAACTAGATATATGGCTCCGAATTTTAGCATCCTTGAGCGCGATTATCGCCGCATGGGTTTCGATATTTCTGATGCTTTCAAAATTGAAGCGTAAAGAAGACAAATGAAATTATCGTTAACGATAATCTCGGTGATACTACTTTCCTCCTGCGTAAATATACCGATACCTCCAATTGGAAAGGATCAAGGAAAACTTGGTTCAATCCAACTCAAATTGGCGGTATCGTATATTCCGCGCATCAAACCAGAAAACAAAACAGAAACAGAGAAAACAGACCCAAGTGTAATATTTGCATTTGAGCAATTCTCTAAAACATTAAAAGACAAATGAAAATCGTAAACATCGTATTGCAACGCCTGTCCGAGAACTCGACATGGCGCGGACTCATCCTAGTAGCTACGGCACTTGGAGTAAAACTTGACCCAGAATTGCAGAACCAAATCCTCGTAGCTGGCTTGGGATTGGTTGGCGTCATCAATGTCCTCCGTAAAGGTAAATGACTAGGTCTGAGATAGAGAGTATGCAAGCCCGTATTGGTGTAACGCCAGACGGGTGGTGGGGGCCAAAGAGTATGGCTGCTTTAAAGAAGCACCTTGCTGTTATGTCCCCCAATCCTCCTATCTCACCAAAGCCTAGCACGAAAGCCTGCACAGAGTTCTTCGGCAAGCCGGGGCAAGTTCCTATTGTCCGAATCAACGCTCCATATAAAATGTATCTGTATGACGGGCCAGAGGTGATCAGCGGGATTCCAATCCACGCCAAGTGCGCTGAAAGCCTCATAGAAATCTTTGAGGACTTGCTAGACATCTACATGACTCCAGACTCAAGAAGCGCGGCTGGCATCGACAAGTTCTTCGGAAGCTATGTGAATCGACCACAGCGCGGCGGATCAGAGCCAAGCAAACACGCATGGGCAGCGGCAATCGACCTAGATGCCAGCAACAATGGTCTGCACACAGTCTGGCCTACAAGATCGCGGATGCCCCTACAGGTGATCGAGGTATTCGCCCAGCATGGCTGGATCAACCTTGGCGCGGTGATTTTTCGGGACGCCATGCATTTTCAAAAAACCCAATAAAACATTTGACTTAAACCCTAACTATCGTTAACGATAAAATTATGTCCTGCTGCAACTCTAATTGTAACCACGATCCGTGCGGTTCATCTTTCAATCAAGCACTCACGAAGGCTGGTCAGTATGCTCAATACGCCCAGACGCAGGCTAACAAGGCTGAAGACCTTTGGCTTGAGTTCAACGCACTATACCTCGGAGCATTCGCGGTAGCACCAACGCAAGATAACGAGGGGAATCCGCTTCAAGTTGGAGCGTTGTATTGGAATACTGGAGCCAGCGAACTTTATGCTTGGACTGGACTAGCATGGGTGACCGCTACTGGGTTCAATGAGTTCACTCCATTCCTTGCTACTGGATCGACTGCACCACGCAACCTTGTCACTCGCTTTGCTGATGTGGTGAATGTGAAAGATTTCGGCGCGGTTGGTGATGGAGTAGCGGACGATACCCCATTCATCCAAGCAGCAATCAATAGTCTTGGAATTGCAGGAGGAACTGTATTGATACCAAATTCAATGGTGTGCTTGATTGATACAGCATTAACAATTAAGCCTCATGTGTCTTTGATTGGGCCAAATGAATTTATTGGCAGCGCGTCAAACAATACTTGGAATAATTACAATGAAGTAAAAGGGACGCTAATTGTAAATCCTGCAATAACAATCACAATGCAGGGCGGTTCTTCTATAAATAAACTTTTAATTTATAGAAAAGGAATGACATTCCCCGCTGCATCATCCTTGTATTCTGGAACTGCAATTACTGCAACTGGAGATGATGTTTCAGTAACACATTCAATGATACTTGGATTTAATATTGCATTTACATCCAATGGAAATCAAAGGATTAAATTCAATTATGTATATTTAGATAATATAAATGGAATTAGAATTGATGCTTGTTATGATATTTCATATATTGAAAATGTTCATGCTTGGCCTTTTGCAGGAGTAGCTATTGGAGATTTAAAAAGATCCGGTGCATTCATAACTTTAGCAAATGGAGGAGATTGGAATAAAATAACAAATTGTTTTAGTTATGGATATGTAAGAGGATATCTAATCTCAAATTGCGATGATGTAACAATATCTGGATGCGGAGCAGACAATGTAAATGATGGTCTTGGCGGAACAATTGGATTTGTAATAAGCGGAGATTGCAGAAATACAAAAATTGTTAATTGCCAATCAGCAGCACAAGCAACTGCTGGAGTTTATGTAAACACAACAGCGGGACTTACAACAGTAATTTCAAACCATAGTAGTTGGGGGAATACAGATCATGGAATTCTTGTTTATTCTGGTGATGTAATTGTTGATAATTTACTAACTGGAGTTGGAATTGATAAAGCAGTTACAATAGATAATGCCTCTTCAAAAGCGATTTTATCAAATATAAATGCGGAAACAGCAAGTCAGCCAATATCATCTACAGTTGTTACAGGAGAACCTATAAGTATAACAAATTTAAAAACAAATTTTACATCAAATCCAGTATCTGGAAATATAAAAATACCAACAATACAACCATCATCTAGTATATTACAAATTCCACAACAAGGAGATGCTTTTATTATTTTTAGCCCATCTGCTTCTTCTTTTGAATTTTTAAGACATGGATGGGCAAGAAGAATTGTAACTTTATTTTTTAATCAATCAATAACAATTACAAGCACATATGCTGGATCAACAAATGAAACAATGAGATTGCAAAATAACGCAAATCATACTTTTCTTGCGGGCCAAACATTAACATTAATTCATACTGGATCAACATGGTTTGAAGTATCAAGAACTCTTTAACAAAAAAATAAAACTATGGCACTACAAAAAAACATAAAATTGACAGACAATTTTGGAATTGAAGTGGAAATTCCAAATACCTACATTAAGGTTAAAACAACCGAATGTTCTAAAGAAAATTCGGTTTACATTTTGGAATTTAAGAAATCAAAAGATTCAAACGATTGTATAAAAACGCAAGTTGGTCGTTTCAATTTGGATTTAAATTCAAGCGAGAATCCAATCAAACAAGCATACATCCACATTAAAACTTTGCCAGAGTTCTCTGATGCAATAGACTGCTGATATGGAAAACCTAATCTACTGGAACAACACGGCAATTGGAATTGACTGCGGAAACTACATTTCTTGGTTTGCTAATGCACCGAAAGAAGCTATTGAGTATTTCAGTAAAGTTGATATAAAAAATATTTAAACATGAGTAACTGCACACCCTGCACACCAGCCAACGACGAGCTTCCGATTTTCTGCGATCCGTTTCCTGCTACGGATACGGCCAAGCGACTTATTGTAGAAGATGAAGCATTCTGCCAAAAGGCGTTGACTAGCCCGACAACTCCAGCATCCCTTATCTGGGACAACGGAATTAAGTGGCTAACCCAAATCGGATGGCAAGCAATTAGCTCAACATACTTCGCAAAGAACGGAGACAAGTTGAGTTTGAATAGTGCAACTGGGTCATTCCAGATTATACTTCCATCTAGCCCAGCTCAATTCACGGAAATTGTATTGGCCGATCACTTCAATACATGGGGAGTAAACAATGTCACAATCAGCCGAAATGGATCGTTTATAGAAAATGTGGCAGATGATCTTGTGCTTAACACAACTTGGCCAAATCAAATCACTATTCGTTTTGAAGGAACAACTTGGAGGGTATATTCAATCCTATGACACTAACTGACATCATTTCTAAAATAATTCTTTACGCCAAAAGAGGAATAATCAGCGATAATAGCACGGGAGTTGGATTATCAGTTAGCCAAAGTGGAGCTGGAGGAGCTATTTCAATTCAAACAACAGCTAGAGGTAAACTTGATTTAATGCCATCTACTGGAGGAGAAATAACTTACGATGGATCGACAGATGGAGTTTTTGCATTTTCTAACATAAGCACAGCAGCAACAAAGGCGACTTGTTTTTTAGGAGCTAATTTTGGAATTGGAACTAGCATTCCAGCAAAAACACTTCATGTTCTTGGAACCGTTCGATTGCAAGGGCTTCCAACTTATGCAAACAATGCCGCAGCTATTGCTGGCGGATTAGTTGCTGACGATGTTTACAAAACTGCTACTGGTGAGCTTCGCATTGTTGTCTAATGCCAACAGAGGGATCAGTATTCGATGGATTCACAAGTATCGTAGCGCAAGACGCTGATACTCATCCATCGTATCTTCCAGAGTTCTATGTAGCAGAGTCGGTCAACCGCACCTTTCGCGGGGGTATTAACCAGACTAGGCCAAGTATTCGGAATCTCCGAATAGTTGCAGGCGAAGGACAGCCAGCGACTATCGTTAACGATATTGAGACGGGAAACTTCCAAGGGGCTTATCCCTACCGCAAGGTCAACGAGGCGGCATTGGGAGACGGGCTGCTGCTCTCTGTATCTGGGAAGATATACTTCCTGCATATTATCAATAACTACGCAACGGCATACATCCTGCCGGGGCTGACTGACTGGAATGACGCTTCACTCATGCACACATGGTTTGTGCAAGCTGAAGATCGAGTCTACATCCAGAATGGCTACCAATACGCAATAGCATGGGGCGGGGTGGTAGGGGCGGTATCAGCAACACTAATCACAGCTAATACCTACTGCGAGATCGTAACGGTAGGCACAACCGATTATACATTGATCGGCGCACCATCGAATACGGTTGGTGTTAAGTTCACGGCAACTGGCCCAGCGACTGGAACTGGGACTGTAGCAATGCCAGCGTATAGGCTATATCCCGCTAAAGGTCAGATGCCAATCGGCACGATCATGGAGTATGCATTCGGGCGCGTGTTCGTATCCGACAAATACAACCAAATCTACGCATCGGATATTATCTTCGGAGCAGGCTTCACCGATACAACAAATACCCAAAACTTCACAGAGATTACCTACTGGGCAGAGGGTGGAGCGTTCTCGACTCCAGCGATGATGGGTGAGATTACTGCGATGAAGGTTATGCCAGAGATAGGTCTAAACCTTCGCGGCCAAGGAATGCTCGTTGTCTTAACATCTAATGGAGCGTTCGCAATGGATGTCAGTATTCCTCGCATCCAATGGAATCTAACAAGTATACAACGCATCTCGCTAATAGGTCGCGGCTGCACCAGCCCAAATGTTGCATTGGTAAATAGCGAACTATGGTTCCGCTCCCATGATGGTTGGGCATTTTATTCTAATAGCCAATCTCAGTTCAGCCAATACTTTTCATTGCGAAAACTTTCACGCGAAGTGAACAAGTGGGTTGATTTGGATACAAAATGGTTAAAGCAATTCGCCTCGACCATGTATATCAACAACTACTTGGTAAGCACAGTCGCGCCACAGACAAAGAAGAACAATGCTCAAGGACTTCATAGATACCACAGGGGAATGATTGTTTTGGACTTGGATCAAACTGCCAGCCCATCACCAGACGCCGATCTTACCTTCCGCTGGAATGGTCTATGGACAGGCTTCCGTCCAACTCAATTACTGACTGCGATGATTAGCGGAGAAAAGCGCGGATTCGGATTTAGCTTTGACCAAGACGAAAAGAATCGTCTGTATGAAATCACGAATGATGGTGGCGATGACTACGGCCCTAATGGAACTAGCCAGATCAAAGGCTTCATTACGACTGGACGCTACGACTTCAACAAGAGTGGACTGACAAACAAGTTCATTCGGAAGAAAATTACTGGTGGAGAAATGTGGATGAGCAATATCCCCGGTGAGGTGACTAGCCAAGTTGAGTATCGCTCGGATAGCAACCCATGCTGGTCGGAGCTAAAGGTTCCTACTACCTACGGATGCAACCCATGTTCACCAACTCTGATTGATGACTGCACTCCACGAAGGGGCGGGAATCAATACAAACGCTACAAGTTCACAACGCCAGACCCATCGGAGTGCAATGATATTGCTGGAATCCCAGCGGTGGAAGGTAGTGAGTTTCAACTGAAAATCAGCTTGACGGGAGTAGCTACCGTGGATAGGGTTCGGATCATGGCAAACATCAAGAATAACGAAGACTCGCCTATTGGTGATTGCCCAGAAGACCAACAAGAATGCGCTGAAATCTGTTGTCCCGAAAGATACTGGGACTACGCTATTTACAATGGATAATCAAGACTCGAATCCTCAAATCATTTTTCCGAATGTGCCAGATGACTTCTGCCCATCTGGTGACTGGCGCAATATCTTCCAGACTTTTATCGACACAGTTCTAGCTAACGGAACCGTCAACATTCCTGACTTGAGCGATCTCAGCCCAGAGGCTATCGCGCAACTTACTACTGATGTAGCCAACCTCCAGACTGAAGTCAATGACATCCAAGCTGACATCGTTACTATTGAGGCTAACATTACTGCGCTTCTCGCTCGTCCGATCATTACGGTTCGGACTGGGTTGATTTCAGTTACTGCTGGAAACTCTACTTTGAATGTCACTTTCGCCGCGCTACCTAGCGCAACCTATGGAATATCTATTACTCCAGTAGGAACAGCTACATCAGCAGCGGCTGGTAAATATATTTTGCAGACTGGGCAAACAACAACAGGCTTCACCATTCTGGTTAACGACAATCCAGCAACCGTTACCCAGTTACAATGGACAGCCACACACACTAACTAAACTAATACTATGACACCTCTTAAAGGAACTGATCCTAAACTCGTCAGCGGTGGTTCTTCCACCCGTGGAACCATCCGTGAAGGAATGGGCAATATGCCTAACCTCGGAGCCAAGACACCTAGCCCTTATAGCTCCAAGCCACTTCCTACGGTTGGCAAGCCTGTCACTCAATTCGGTGGCCCTCGCTAATTATCGTTAACGATAAACCCTATGGCCGATACCCTCGATGAGATGGTTGAGGTGGTGAAGGGCTTTGTTGGTGATTCTGGCGTTTGCTCGTCGGAAAGGGCCATCAAAGCTATTAACCAAGCTCGCAGACTTTTGTGGAACAAAAGGGAATGGAATAACACCGCAGAGTATTTCTGCGTTAAGTGTGCTGATTCCTGCTTCACGCTGCCTAATCGCTACGAGCAAATCCGTCTTGCTTGGATCAACGGAGAATCGGCCAGTCTCGCGGATGAGTGGTTCAATGCTACTCAATGGAAGAACCTCTACAATAGCGGTAACTCCTGCCATCGGTTAATTACTGAGGCTGGTGGATACCATGTATTGTTCCGCGACTATACCGCCCGTCCCTATCAAATCGCTGTAATGGCAGAGAAGATGGAAGACGCTGGCGTTAAGCTATTGTTTGAGGCGCAGAACGAATACCAATCGTATCAGAATGTCGAGGTAACAGCAGAGAACGGCCCAAGCATCGGCAAGTCAACTCAACTAGTCACGGCAATCCGCACGGTCAGCAAGCCAAAAACATACGGACGAATCCGAGTGTATGCTTATGACCCTGTGCTGGACATCCAGTTCTTGATTGCAATCTACCAGCCAACGGATGTGAACCCTGTATTCCGTAGGTTCCAGATTCCAAAGAATGTGGACTGCATGACGATCTATGCCAGCAAGAGATTCTACGATGTGACCGACCCGTTGCAGTTGGTAGAGTTCTCGCCCGATGCAATGATCTATGCGGTATTGGCTCTCAACTCTAGGGAGAACAGGAAGCCACAAGAGTTCTTGGCTAACTTGGGATTGGCAGTTCAAGAAGAAGAAAAGGTGATGGAGGGCGAAGAGATTCCAACTGCCGCACCGCTTCGCATCGCAAACTTCCAGCGTCCCGATAATTTAGTTGGGAATTATCTTGGCTCTCCGAGTGCGGATGATTACTTCTACAACCCATGACACTCGAAATCCAAGAGAAACAAAAGCTGGAGCTAGTCCCGAATCGGATTAATCCAAATGAATTTATTGGATATCAAAATCCCGATGATCCGCTTAATCTATTGGAAGTTGAGTCGCTAAATCTACCTCCAGTAGATTGCCCAGTCACTCATAAGTTCACGCCTAATCTCTACACTAGGGAAATCTTCATGCCGAAGAATACTCTAGTGACATCTCTTTTACATCTTACAACTCACCCATTCTTTATCTTGCAGGGTGATGTTTCTGTTTGGTATCACGATGTTCCTGTGCAGAGATACAAAGCACCTTATAGTGGGATCACTAAAGCAGGAACTCGAAGGCTACTCTATACCCATGAAGATACGATCTGGGCTGCTTGCTTTGTGACTACTCTTACTGATCCAGAAGAAATTGCAGAGGAGATTATGGCGCATGATTTTAATCCACATATTGACAGGAGTAATCCTAGAATGCAAACTTGGAAGTGTAATCGAATAGAAACTTAATATGGCTTGCTACATTAAAATTGAGGATAGATATCGCTGTGCATCACTAAGGGAAAGGCAGATGCACCATGTATGGGCAGCTACAGCGGCGGCAGTCATAACTGTTGGAACAACGGCAGTCACGGCAGGAATGCAAGCGTCAGCGTCTAAGAAAGCTGCTGGGGCGCAAGGGGCCGCTGGAAAGAAAGCAGCGAAAGCTGAGAGGGCGGCATTTGCAGCAAGACAGAAAGCCATTAAGAAATTAGGTGAAGGCCAAAAGCTACTAGAAGAAGATACAGCGGCAATCCAAGCTCCAGTCATGGACATTGGGGCTGATATTAAAGAAGCTGAACGGATTACTGGATATAATCTTTCTCAGCTAGAACGGATTTACCCCGGCGCGGCAAACCAAAGGCAACTTGCTTCATTGGCTATCAATGACATGATGCAAGGGAAACTTCCTCAATCTGTCATTGGTGAGACGATGCGTGAGGCTGCACAGCGTGGAGGAGCTGGATTTAATATTGCTACCGCTGGTAAAGGTGCTATCGCCCAAGCTCCACAATATGATTACGCAAGGGCTATTGGGGCTAGTAGCTATGGAGTAATGCAGCAGGGTCTTGATCAGTCTGCAAAATGGCAGGCAGTAGCAGGTCAATTCATTCAAAATGTCCCACAAATCAGCGGACTCCGCTACCAATACGGAATGGGTGCAGCGAATGTAGGACTGCAAAAGGTTAATACCCGCAGGCAGATGCTTTCTGATCTATACACAGCACAAATCGGAGGCGCGGAAGCCCAGCAACAGATGGGACAAAGACAATATACTAGACAGCAAGAAGGAATCGCTGCAAATTTAGCAGCAAAAGAATCTGAAATTGCAATGTATAAAGGAATTGGTGAATCTTTAGCAAGCGGAGTAAGCGGAGTAGGCAATGCATACAGTCAATACGCTAACGCTAAAGGTGCATCTACTACTCCAATGGATTCTGGTTTTTATAAAGGACAAATTGGTGCTGCTAATGCATACGGAGTTGCGCCATCACAAGTAAGGCAATACGGAAGTCAAGGTTGGTCATTAGGATAATTTTATGAGCATCGCTGAACAAATAATGGCGGGGACGGAGAGACAGTCACAAAGCTGGTCTGTCTTGTCAGAGAATCTTGGTAAGCTCGGTCAGCAAGTTGGCCAACAACTAGCCATGCGCGAGTATCAGAAGCAAGCTGCCGAAGCATTGCCAGCGATGCAGCAACAGATGCAGGCCGCTTTGAGTGATGCAGGATCAGGAAGATCGGCTGATGCTTATTCCAAATTGCTTCCGTTGATAAGTAATCCTCAATACAATCAGAATCCTATGTTGCTTCCTGCGCTTGAATTCGCAATGAAGGCGACCAAGGATGAATCTGATAATTTCTTGATGAAGCAAAAGACTCAACAGGGATCGCAGTATGGAATTGCTGATTTGCTTCTTGCTAAACAATTCGGAGTTGATCTTACTCAGCAACCGGGCGCAGTAACTCCTCCAGCAACAGGTCAGCCGCCTACAACGCCAAAGCCTCCAGCAACAGGTCAGTCTCCGATAGTGGAACCTTCTGATGATGTAACAACACAAGATATTGGAGATGCCCAATTCATAGATGATGACCAGAGGGCTTTAACGGATTCAGCAAATGTGTTTTCTGAAATTCAACAAAAAGTTCAGAACGAAGGGACAAGTGCTGCATTAGCATCTTTGAACTATGTTGATGATACTCAATTTTCAGATAAGAATATAAAAGAAAATTTTGACATCATTAAACTTCCTCAGTCTGCATCAAGATTCCTTGGAGAAGGAATTGAAACTATGGCTGTGCCAAAAAACATTGAAGGATTGAGGCAAAAAGGAATAACTATAAAAGGGCAACTAGGAAATATCTCCTACGAGAATGTTAACAATTCAGAAGAATCAAAAAATCTTAGGCAGAAATTCCTTTCTACTATCGATTCTCAAATCAACAGGCTAGATAAAAGCACGGAGATCAATGAGCTAATCCGATACTATGGAGGCTTCGATAAGATTGGGCCATACACAGAAGGAGAAAAAGGAGTAATTTACTGGAAGATCAAAGATAAGGAAGGCAAGGATAAGACAATCAAATTAAGGCCCGGAACAGAAAATAGCCCCGGCCTAAAAGAATTGTTCATTGGAGTTATCAATGCACCAAACCAAGCTGCAATTCTTGGAATGCCAATGCTCCGTTCAGAAGGAATAAATATCCCTACCCCAAATGTTCCAAGCAAGAAACAAAATCTTGCAGATATTCTTTAATAAAGCTATTCATCATAAATGTCCCTGACGCTCGAAAAACTCAAGAAGGCACGGGAGGCTGGGTATTCTGATGATGAGATTATATCAACAGCTTCCCAGAAATATCCTAAAATTGGCAACGCAATTAAATCTGGATACTCGATAGATGAGATCGCTGATTTCTATACGACATCGCCAAGAGCGCAGTCCGCAGCAGAGCAGGAAACAATCTCTAAACTAAAAGAAGTCCCACAAGCTATCAATCGAGGAGAAGGTCTTCCTGTAGGTGGAGAGCCTATGGTAGGTGGCCCAGATATTCTGGCATTGGAGCCGGGGCAAACAAAGACCTTCATGGAAGGTGAGCCTGTAAAGATAGAAAGCCAAAGAGGACGAGGCAAAATAACTTCTTTTGTAGAAGGTCAGCCAGTCGAGGTTAGAAGGGCAGAGGCTATTAGCCTTACTGGCAAAGTTATTCCAGAACCTATCAGCCCAGATGGTATGAGTTACGAGCAGAGGGCTGAACTCATAAAGCAAAAGCAGGACGAATCTAATAGGACTCAAGTTTCTGGTTTCGCAATGGAAACTGCTGCTGGCGAAACTCCATTGATTAAGGAAATCAATAATCTTCGCCGCACTCAACTTGAGCATGATGGCAGATACAAAAACTGGCTATCTCAAATGATTGGTGGAGGAGAGGGCGTCACTCCGTCTGGTGAAAAGATTCCGACCCAAAAGAGAACAGGAGCCGCAATTAAAGCGGTAGGTGATTTCCGCCAGCAGATCGATGACATTATCGTTAACGATAACTTCCTTGAGTATGCCTCTACAAAAGGAATTACTACACCGAGTTTCTTGCAGGCTAAACTTGGCCGTATCGGGATCGGGTCTGAAGCATACAATCAAGAGCTAGATAAGCTAAAGCAGAACCAAGATGTCAGGAGGCTCGCTGAAGAGTGGGCAATGACTACTCCTAGCTTTGCTGAAAATGCTGGTGAACTTTTTGGCCGAGCATGGGACGGCTTCGCTGGTGCGGTTGGTTCGGGAACTGTAGGGCCAATTGGTTTAGCGTTACAAGGAATCGGCCTTGAGAATGCAGGACAATCCTTGGTAGAGGCTGCTGACTTTGCTGACCAAATGAGGCAGAGAGGTCAAGACCCACGCAAGGTTAGTGAACTTGCCCAATTTGGTAGAGATGTATCCAGCGGACTTGGATTTACTGGAGCAGCTATTGTTGCTGGTGTGCTTGGTAATACAGCTAGAGCATCGCTTGGCTTGAACTCTGCTAGGGCAATCAATCTTTTCCAAAAAGGAACTACACTAGGATTCGGTGGACTGAACTCTGCATGGGGTGGATATAGTGAAGCTAGGGCCAACGGAGCTACTGACCAGCAAGCCAAGCAGGCGGCATTGTTCTCTGCTTTGACTCAAGCTCCGCTGGAATTGGTATCTCCACTTCAGAAGTGGGTAAGTAGATTCGATAAAGCCCAGCAGGATAAAATTTACAAAGGTCTGAACAAGGCCGCTACGGCAATCATTGAAGGAACCGAAGAAGCATTGTTCAATGAGATGCCACAGCAGATCGCAGGCAACCTCGTTAAGAAGTATGTCTACGAGCCTAACCAAGACATCTTTGAAGGAACAGTCTACGCTGGTGGTGTAGGCGGGGCTGCTGGTGTCATGGCATCTATCTTTACCCAGATGCTTGGAGTTAAGAAGACTAACCAGAAACAGAAGCAAGGTGACAATCTTGGTGCTGAATTGGATGACATCGACTCCGAGGCAGATAAGGCCGTGCAGGAACTGGCTCCTGATCCAGAGTCTGCATTAGCCGCTCAGATGATGGAGAAGTCCACGGAGATCGATAACCTTAAAGAGGAGATCGATAATGACGAGATGGGCCTACAGGCGTTTGAGACTGGCACACCAGAGCGTCAGCAGGCTGACATGGCATTGAAGGCCAAGAAGGACAACCTCGCGCAATTGGAAGGGCAGTTCGCTAAACTCTCTGCCGCTCCTGCAAAAGAAGCCGCTCCTACTGAGGCCGCGCCAGAAACTAAAGAGCAAATCAATACCCGAATTGAGGAACTCAATAAAGAGTTCGATGCCTTGGATGAGAACGATACCGCTGGGCAGGACAGGGTAAACAAAGCTATCTTCGCGGAGCAGAATAAGCTAGCTGAGATGACAGCTATCGAGCAAGGCGTCGATCCTCAAGCTACTACTCCTACTAGGGAGATGGGACTTCCTCCATCTGGTCGGAGAACTCCATTTGGAACATTCTACCCAGACCGCCCAGTATTGCAGGCATTCGTTAAGGCTGCTGATAAAGCTATCAAGGGTATCCGAGTCGCAGGCAAACGAGCGCAGAAGCTCAAGAATGCCATCCGCACAAACATCGCTAGGAACGCTGGCTTCCTCGCTGGTATCAACGCTGAAGTTATTTCCTCTGAAGATTACGGAAAGCTGACTGGTGGAAAGCAAGTCGCCGCTGATTCGGGAACCTACCGAGCAGCATTCTTTAATGGTAAGAAGTATCTTGTCCTTCCAGATGTCAACCAACTGACCGCTACTACGATCAAGGGAGAACAACGGGCAGCGAGCAAAGATGCCGCACTAGACCAAGAGTCCCGCGCTGCCGACAAGAAACTTGAAGAGGAGATGATTCACCTCTCCATGTATCAGGCATTGCAGGATGAATTCGCTGCTCTTAAAAAGCCAAAGCAGACCGAGCAACAATACATCGTTAGCCGAATCGGTCAGATTGCCCAAGAGGTAAAGAGGACGAATCCTAACGCTGTGCCGGGTGTTTCTGAAGCCTACCTTGGCCCAGAGATGGGAACATTGGATGATGTTGGATTCTCGATGGAGTTCATGCGAATGGTCATCCAGCGAGTTCGCACGGGCCAGATTACTGAAGACTTGAATGCAATCAGGACGGCAGAACGCGAAGCCTTCTCTGACGCTGACAAGGGGGCTATTGCATCACTCAAGAACTCGATCCTCAATGCACTCAAGTTTGTCCGCAACTCACTCGCCCGTTACCTTGGTAAAGGAACCTCAACCCGCGAAGTCAAACGCATGGAGGATTCCATAAATGCTATCCTCGATGAGTATGGTATTGTAAAGGGAGAAGCTAACTACGAGTTTAAGGATTACTCTGCTGCCCAGCCTAAAGGTGAAGTATCGTTAACGATAACTCCAACCGAGGAAGCTGCGCCAGCAGAAGCAACCGCACCAGCGGAAGGTGAGATTGTAGCCAAGGCTGCTCCATATGTCCAAGACATCGAAGTCTTCGATAGGAATGGAGAAAATAAAAGGGAAAGGCAGATCGTAGTCGAAGCCAACTCACCAGCGGAAGCGGCCCAGCTTGTTAGAAACACACCTGAGTATCAGAATCTTTCTCAGAAGAGCAGAGCGAAGAAGCTCAAGTTCTTTACTGTAGGTGAGCCTAGACTGAAAAGAGGGCCGAGGGAATCTGGAATTGTAGCCCGTGCAGGCGTAACGCCTAAAGTAGTATCTGAGCAGAGAAGGATAACCAACGATATGCTTGAGGAGTTAAACGACATGATCGCTACACTCCAGCCAAAGCGTAGTAGAGCAGGCAAGGAGTATGTCTCTAGGACTACGCAGAAAGGTAAGACCTATCCTTCTTCATTGGTTAGCCCATACTCACGGGCCGCGAATCTTTACACCAGCAATACCTACGAAGAGGCTACTAAGGCTCTCAATAAACTCTTCACAAAGAATCCAGATGCCGACTTCTTTAGTGTGGTAAGCGATGTTGCTAACCAAGCGGATCGCTATGGTCTTACTGAATCAGAGAGGAATGCGATCACTCCTATCCTGTATCGATTGATACCAGCCTACAGAGAAGAGATCATGGAGTCGAAAGCCGCGATTAAAGATCGTGAAGCGATTGCACTCAAGTCTCTTGATCTGGAATCTAATCTTGCAAAACTGATCGTTGATCAACAGCAGGCTAGTGCGAGAACGCTTAATGCCGCGAAGCAAGTTAGGAACATTGGTAGTGCAGGAACTGCTGTAGCCGCATACAAATCTAAGATCATCGATGGTCTTGCTGATCTCTATACGATCATCCGTGGTGATTTTACTCAGCTTGCTGAAGCAGTCCGTGGAGATAGAAGGAAGGCAGTAGACAATGTATTCACATTAAAAGAAGTCCTGTCTCGAATCTCTCAACTCAAGACAAAGGCAGAGAAGAACCCGCAAGCGGCAGTCAATGCTATTAGAAAAGCCGTAGCAAAGAAGAAGACTCGTAAGGCTAGGGAGATCGTCTTGGAGTTCTGTGCCTCGATGTTTGATACCAAGGGAGACAAGTATGCCAACATGGTGGTGGATGAGACTGCCAAGGCTATCATGTCGATTGGCGCGGATCGTAAAGACTTCTCGCCTGACAATGTTTACAAATACATCTACCAAGCCTTCGGCGCAGTAGCCAAACAGACCGCTAAAGAGGTCGCCGCCAAAGAAGGAGAGCCTAAAGTTAAAGAAGCCAAGAAGCGTGAAGGAAAATACTTGGCCCAAGTGAAGTCAGTTATCGGTAACGATAAAGCCTACAAGCAATTCATTGCAGAGCTAAAGACCAAGATCGGTAGCCTGTATCAAGATAACGCTGATTTCCAAGATAAATACAAAGAGTTATTCTCCATGCTTGAAGACAGGCAATGGAGTGAAGCCATGCGGAACCAAGCGATCAAAGACTCTGCTGACTTCCTAGATTACAAGTTTAATGATCTGATCTCCTACATTGGAGAGAATCGCTATGCCGCCCAGTCTGCCGTGAAGGCACACATCAAGGCGGAACTCTCCAACATCGGAGCTACTGACGAGCAGATCAATAAGTTCATTGAGGATGCCCAGAACTACTTGGATGAAGAGACTGCCAAGCGGGTGAAGAAAAGCCTTGGGTTTGAGATCAGCAAAGAGACTGGCAGGATCATCGGCGGAAAGATCGAGAAGGAAGCAATGAAGAAAGTTGCTACTGCTGAAGAGAGGTTCCAGTTGGCAAAGACTCTCAAGGGTCTGACCAAGCTGGCCGCTACCGATCAACGCGCATTCCTTGATAAGCTCAACGAACTGATCATTACTGAACTTGGATTCGATGACGCTACATCAAACGAACTTTCTAAGTATATCGAAGAGCAGATGGCGAAAGCTATCCAAGCTCAGAAGAGTGAGAACTTGCAGAGAGCAATTGATCGGGCGCAGGAAACTCTAACCAACAACGGAATCAAGAAGAAAGCTAACCAGAGGACAGTCATCCAGAGATTGATTGAGATGGCAAACATGGGTCAGTTGGATGAGTTCGGAGTCTACGAAGCCTTCCGCCAAACCCATGACTTTGGTAAGGGATACCTTGAATGGAATCCAAATCTCGCCCAGCAACTGCGTGAGTGGGGTGATAGGATTTCCGCACTACCAGAGGGTGTGACTCGATCCATCGAAGAGCAAAAACTTGGAAGGTTCATGTTGGAGAACCAAGTTTTCTCAGCCAGAGATTACTTCTCTAGCTACTGGTATTTTGCTTTGCTTTCACAAGCTGGAACTCAAGTTGTTAACTTCCTTGGAAGCACATTCAACTTGCTTGGAAACATGGCAGTCTGGTCTGTCTATACCAAAGGTAAATCGACTGGGCCAATGCTTCGTGCGCTTTACAATGCTACTATCAGAAAAGAAGCCCCATCTAGGAATGCGTTTGCATACACAATGCAGACAGGTCTGAATCCATCAGGCATCCAAGATGAGAAGATGATGAAGTATCCAAAAACGAATCTTATTGAGGGTGCTAATCCAAATAATACTCCGAAGTGGGTTTACAATATTATTACTTTTGGTGATGGGAAGATTGAGTCTTTTCCGGAATGGTTAAACGCTACACTCGCTACGATCAGTCCAAGGGGATTGATGAGGACGATGAGGGCTACGGATTCATTCATGCGGGAAGTCGCATACGAAGTAAGGGCAGCATCCTTTGGTGCGGCTCCCTTCCAACAGGATCAATACAACCAAGCCAAGGAGCAAGCGATCAGAGAACTCGCTAGTTCCAAGAGCAAAGGCAAAGAGAAGAATCGTGAGATCATCATCCGCGCTAATGAAATATATTCACAACAGAGACTGGATGAAGATAATCGATTGAAGGCAGAGCAAGATGCCTTGGAAACTATTTATGCACAGACTCCAGTAGGTGTGGTTGGATCGATTGCATCCTTAGCTAACAAGCTATTGCAAGTCAGCCCGATTACTCAGTTGTTCATTCCATTCTCCAATGTTGTTGCGAATGTATTGAACGAAAATCTTAACTACCTTCCGACTGTAGGTATTGCTCGTCTTGCGGCGAATGTGAAACTTTCTCCTCTACTTAGAGGAAAGATTGAATTGAAACCATCCGCTCTCAAAAGTCCATTTATCATGGGCCGTGAAGAGAAGGCTGCTGATATTGCTATCAAGTCAGCTATTGGATTCGCAGGCATGGCAGTTCCTGTAATCATTGCCGCGCTTACTGGCGGTGATGATGAGGATCAGAAAGAGCGTCCTCCTGTCCAGTTCTACGCAACTGGCCCAGCAGACCCAGAGCAGAATAAAATCTGGAAGGAGAATGGTGGAGTTCCTTACTCAATCCGCGTTGGAGATAAATATATCTCTTACCTCTATACTCCTCTAGTTATTCCTCTCGCTACTGGATCGATGCTTGCAGAGTTCTACGATAGGTTTGAGAAGAAGAAAGATAAGAGTCCTATTGATGCAGTCGAGGCGGCTATAACTGTAGCTGTCGCTCCGTTTGCTATTGGATTTGTAGCTGCACTAGACCAATCATTCTTGACTGGTGTTGCTGATCTGATCGAACTTAAGGAAGCTCAAGACATCCCAGCGGCTGGTAAAAACATCGCAACTAACATCATTTCCCGTCTCGCAGTTCCCGGCGTCATGCGTGATATGCAAAAGATGCTGACTGATGAGAAGCTGGAAGGTGATGTATATGTGACAAATCTTCTTCGTGAATTCCCCGGTAGCTCTGCATTCCTAGATAAGAGACTAGGATACTTTGGTGATCCTGCTAGATACAATTCAATCCTAGAAGAGAACGGGCCGGGGCGCAGAGCATTGTCTTTAGTAGGTCGTATCGCTTCATCTGAGACTCCTGACCCTGCATTCCAAATCATGTATAGGAATGCTCTTACTCCTCCAAAGTGGCAGGGAAGTTTAAAGTGGAGCAATGATATTAAAATGAACAAGGCCGAGCAGAGAGAGTTCGTCGGAATCGCAGGCCCGTTGATGAAAGAGTGGATCATCGACAACGAAGAAGCTCTCGATGATTTAACTACTGAAGAGGCTCAAGAATTCCTGTCAAACAATATTGGTCAGATCAGAAGGTCAGTAAAAGCTGATCTGGAATTTG